CATTTAAGAATCCCCTGCCAAGTCGCAGGGTGCGGAGCAACCGGCCCCTCCCTCCCCGGTTGCTCCGGTTTTAAATGATATGGTGCGCGAGGCCGCAAGGTGGAAAGGCGCGGCACAGAAGGTTGCCGAGACGCTTACCGACAAGAAGGCGCAGCTTGCATTATCCCGCCAAACGACCAAGGGCGACCTTGACGCCTATTTGATGCGCAAGTTCGGAGTTGATGAATCGACAGCGCGGGACGTGAGCAACGAATTGACCCGACAGAATATCCCTGCCGACATGACGGCTGATCCTGCCGACTTTGCCAGTGAGCCGTGGAATACAAAGCCCACTCCCCCTGCGGTTTCGACCGAGGATCGGGTGGAGACATCCGCCCTTGCTTCTGATGATATGCGTGGGCTGTCTTTCGCCGTAACAAACAAGGCCGGGGCGGTGGTAACGAGCGGAACTGTCCCGGCGCTTGCAGACCAAAAGCACGAAACATCAAAAGCTGAATATTACAGGGACCTTGCCGACAAGGCTGGCGGGGCGCTTTATATTTCCAGGACACGCGGAGCAAAGGTCTCATCTCCAGAGGAAGGGCTGATATTGGGGCGAACCTGGCAGCAAATTCAAGATATGCAGGCTGGGAAATATACACCTCCTGGCGTCAAGGCAAAAATGCCTGAAGGCGCGGTTGAGGTTTATTCATCCTCCACGGCCTCCGACCTCCAGCCCCCCGCCCCTGTATCAAAAGGAGCGGAAAGCGAGAAGGAATCTGATCTGCCACGCGCAGAAACAGTCACGGAGCCGTCTACAAAGGCGGCTCCAGCCTTAACGGAGCTTTCCCTGTTCAGAAACGGCGCAACACACACCGTCCCCGTGGAGAATTTGCATAGGTATCTCCTTGAAGAATTTGGCATTGGCGGACAAGTCGAGAATACCCAGCAAGGCGTTGCTGTTGCGATCAATACTCATCAATCGGCAAATACGCTCAGGAAGGCGTTCAGCGACTACGATACAGTTGTCCTCTCGAAGGGCGGCGAACTTGGGCAGTATCTTTTAATTCGTCCAAAGGATGTTCGCAGTGAGGGAAGGAAACAACTTCCAGCCCCGCCAGCGGATAGTATCCCTGGCCCGACACCGGGGGAGAAATCCCCTGGTGTTTCTCTTGCCGACCTTGAGCAGCAGCTAGCAACCGCAACATCCTTAAAGGATAAGCGGGAGTTGCGGAAGCAGGTCAAGGAGATGAAGGTTGCACAGGAGGAGCCGAAACAGGCTGAAACCCCTGCGCCGGAATCAACCAATTTCCCCATATCCAAGCACGGTAGCGCGGCAATCCTCGTATCCGGCAACCCTGACGATATCAAGGCCAAGCTGGCAGCAGCAGGTATAAAGGCCAAGGGCCGGGTAAAGAAGGGGCGCGGTATGCTGTTCCCTGTGCGGATGGAGGGGGAGATCATGGCGGCACTGGGAGAAGTGAAGCCAATTAAGGCCGTGCCCGAAATGACGAAGGAGGAATACCTTTCTAGCCAACAGGGCCGTGGAGATTTGTGGTTCCATGAACAGCAAATTCGCAGGAGGGTAGAGGGCGGTAACTTTATTTCCAAGAATATCCTTTCCGAGTATCCTGAACTGGTGGTTGAACTTGAGGCCGGGATAAAGTCAGGGGAATACTCAAAGGTTAGGGATGGGGAATTAATCAAGTATGTAAAAGGTGCTGGCAAGGCGGCGGATAGACGTGCGGCGCAGGACAACCGCATAGTAAAAGATTCAGACCTTGAAACGGCAGAAGATATAGGATCTCGGGTGCAATCAATTAGCAAGCAAATTGAGGCACTTGATGATATCCAAAACCCCAAAGATTTCGATAAGCACAACGAGAAATACCGCAAACTTGTTGAACGACGTGAAACATTAGTAAACAAGGCAAACACCCTAAAGCGTGCCAAAAGTGATACTGTTCAACGCGATCAGGATAGAGTGGATACCGCTGGCGAAACAGAGGTTGCGCAGGCGGTTTCTGAAGAACCTCAAGGCGGGGAAGAAAAGGGTTCAAGCACAGAAGATGTCGGCCGGGAGCTCTCCTACAACAAGCGGAACCGACTCAAGGGGCTGAAGTGGTCCGACCTCGAAAAAATGGACCCGTCCCTTCGTGTGCGCGAAGCGGTCAAGAGTAAGGTCTATCCCCGCCCGGACTACCAGGCGATGATTGATTCCGGCATGAGGCCGCAGGTTGCCCATATAGTCAAGCAGGCTTACGACTCTATTCCCGCAAAACCGAGAAAGACAACGGACGAAGCGATTCAGCAGTACCTTTCTGCCATCACCATGGCGATGTCCAGGGTAACGGGCTGGGCAGAGTCGGCGGAATCCGATAAGTGGCTTGCCTCAATGGCAGATCGTGCGAGTCGCCGCCTTCAGCGCGGGGCCGTATCTGTTACCTCGATGATCGAGACGCCAAGCAAGAGCCTTTATGATACCGTGTTCCCCGGAGGGCGGAAAGCACAGGCCGATGAGGCGCGTATCCTTGGCCGGAAGTTTGTCGCAGCTATTCAGCCTGGACTCGATGAAGTCGTCAAGGCGATGAAGGATATCGAAAAGGGCTGGCCTGGCGCCGTGAAGGCATGGCAAAAGCGGGGCTTTTCCATTGTTGATGGAGTCGGCGCTACAGCCAGGGTATTCCTGGGGGAGAACGAGCGGCGCGGGAAGTACGCTTCAATCCATATCGAGATGGGCCGCAGCGGGATTACTGATTACATCATCCTTGATGGGGTGGAGAGCGAGAGCGACCCGGCAATCAAAGAATATATCGACAAGACTCTTGCCGGGATCAACGGTAAAAAGTTGCTCCTGAACAAGAACGGCAAGCTGGTAAGCGCCCACGATACACAGGAGTCAGCAGAGGCGGCAGCCGAAGAACAAACCAAGCGGAAGGGCAAAGAAACGGTTTCCGATAGAGGAATTTCAGTAGAGCAGACGGAGCGGGAAGGGAAGCAACACCGGAAGGAAGGTGAGGATATCAGCACTGAGCGGCTGGCTGAGGCCTTCGGATTCTCGGGGGTGAACTTCGGCAACTGGATGAAAGGCCAGGGCAACGCCAAGGAACGGCAACTGCACGTCAATCATGCCTATGATTCATTCATGGACCTTGCCGATATTCTTGGAGTCCCGCCAAAGGCCATTTCGCTGAACGGTCTTCTTGGCATTGCCATTGGCGCACAAGGGACCGGCCAGTATGCGGCTCACTTCGTACCGGGGGTGAATGAGATCAACCTGACAAGGACCGGCGGGGCCGGATCGGTGGCTCATGAGTGGGCACACGCCCTTGATCATTATTTTGCAAGGCAGGCAGGTCTTGAGCGGTCTTCGGTTCCGTTCCTGACAGAAACATTCATGGGTCGGCTGCAGGGCGATATCAGGCCGGAAATAGTTGGGCATTTCAAAAAGATTGTTGATGCGATGAACCGCCGGCCGATGACCGAAGAGGAGCTTGCGGCAAGACGTGAGAAGTCAGAGGACCGCACATCGAGGAATATTGACGGCTGGCTTAAAGAAATTAGGCGCAAGGCGGTTGAGGGGATCGGCCCGGAAATTATGACTTTGCGCGACGGGCAAGATGTTCCTGTCGTTTCGGAAGTTGACAGGCTGGTAGAGAGGATAAGGAGCGGTGATTTCGGGGAAGGAACTGTCCAGGTAACGAAGCCGGCGCACTATAACGCCATCCCGACATTTCTTTCTCCAGCTGTTGCCGAGTTGCGCGACCTTCACAAGACAATTCAGCGGCGAGCCCCTGCCATTGACGATTACAAGGCGCTCCAGGCGAATATTGACAGCCTGAACTATCGCAAAAGTTCAGATGAGCAGCAAGCAAAGCATATTCCGCAAACGACAACAGAATATGCGAGCAACGCCGCAAGGCTTGACAAAGGGAAGGGCGGAAAGAAATATTGGTCAACTGATCTTGAAATGTTCGCCAGGGCCTTTGACGCCTATGTGAGCGACAAGCTGGCTGAGAATGCCGCGAAGAATACCTATCTTTCCCATGCCGGAAGAATGGGCGAGACGGTCCCGACGGGAAAAGAGCGCGAGGATATCAGCCTGGCATTTGACAACCTCATCAAAATCATAGAGAATAAGGAGACAGAGAAAGGCGTTGCCCTCTATTCTACAAGTGAGGGAACCGGCAAAGACTTCCTGTACTACGACATGGGGGAGGACACCAGTGAACAGGCGCAAAAGGATAATGCTAAACTCCGTGCGATATTCACGCCACGTGCTGGCTCTGTCGTGGCGAACTCTATCAAGGTTGTCAATGTATCCGGAGCTGTCCGGAACTTTGCCGACCGGATCACAACCGTGTTCGGTAGACGCGCTGTTTTCTATCGAGCGGCACCGGGCGCGGGGCTGCCAAACGGCTTAATTGACCGCAACGACCCGAAGACCATCTACGTCAACGTAGATTCTGGATTCTCGCCGTCCACCATCATCGGGCATGAAACTCTTCATGCCATGCGCAAAGAGCAGCCGGCCCTTTACAATTCCCTTCTTCGCGCAGCCAACCGCAATATCAAGGTCGAAGTCTTCAACGAATACCGCGACAAGCTGAAGCGAAACAAGTTCCTGCAGGGCCGGGACATCAACCAGGACTATGTTGTTGAGGAGATGCTGGCCGACTATCTTGGCGACCAGTTTTCAAAGCCGGAGTTCTGGGAGAGCCTTGCGGAACAGCGGCCGAGCCTGTTCAAGCGCCTGGTTGCCTTCGTCAAGGCGTTCCTCGATGATGTGATCACAAACTTCCAAGGAATGAAGAACTTCCAGTCCGATCAGTTCTTCCTCGATGTCCAGAAGATGCGCGATGTCGCGGTCAAGGCCATGGCGCAGTACGGCGGAGCCGAGGCGTTCGTTGGCATGGAGCCTATGGATATTCGGTTTGCGGAACAGTTCGGTATTACCGCAGAAGAGGCGCAGCGGCAGTATGATGCGGTCGTCGCCGAGTTCAAAGGTACTGACCAGTGGATGAAAGCCCCCAACGGCAAGCCGACCAAGCTGAACGAAAGGCAGTGGGTGCAGGTGCGGACTCCTGCGTTTAAGGAGTGGTTTGGGCCGTGGGATTCTGACCCGAAGAACGCCAGCAAGGTTGTGGACGAGAACGGTGAGCCGATGGTGGTGTATCATACTCATGGGAGTGAAACTGAACTGACTGAATTTAAATATGCACAGCTTCCTGGTGGTGAGAGTAGGTACGACGCTACTAAGAAGGGCGGGTTTACATTTGCCCTCGAAGGGCTTTCTACTGGGTGGTTTACCAGGAGAGAAAATCAGTTCAAAACGTGGAAGAAGGAAGATGGAAGCAATGTAATTTCCGGGTTTGCCAATTTTAAAAACCCAATAGTTATTGAGCCTGGGCCATCAGAGCAAGCGGAGTTTCTTGATAAGAAGCGAAGATATGCAGAACTGCAGCAGAAACTCAACGCTGTTCGCAGCGGAAAGGAGTATTTGCCATTCAAGAAAGTAGGAGAGTTGCAGCAGGAGTTGTCCGAACTTGAAAAAGATATCAGGCCGGATTTACAAAAAGAGCGGCAGATACTCGACCTTGATAACCAGATAAACACTGGGTCGTCGTTATCGAAGACGAAGATAGCCGAGTTGCAGAGACATCTCACTAAGCTGGCTAAAGCAACAGGGTCTCCGAAGGAAATACGAAAACGGCAAACAGAGCGAGGGTACGCAGACCCATTTTATCAACTCAGCAAGATGGCGAAGTCTGCGCACCGCGAGTTCCCTGAGCTTGTGCCAGGGGCGGCGCTACGCAAGGCGCTGTTGCAGGAAGGTACAGATGGGATAATTCTCAGGAAGACTAACGCTGATACAACTACATCAGACACAGAAGTAACTGATTGGGTTGTCCCATTAACTGGGGGGACGCAAATAAAATCCGCCACTGGCAACACCGGCCAATTCTCCCCCTCCACGGATGATATAAGGTACAGCGTCCAGCAAGCAGACGCCGACTACCACTCCGACCTTTCCGAAGCGGCCACCAACCTGAAGAACTCCCGCCCGAAGAACGATATTTCACCCTGGGCGCCGATCTATTCCACCATGGATTATATGTCCAAGCTGGTCGGCGCGGCACGGCGGGCGTTTCAATCGCAGATGGACCGGCACGACACCCGGGTAAAGTTCGAGCGGAATATCCTCGGGAAACTCGGTGAGGATGACGGGCTTATCCATTACCTCGACAACCTCCGGAAGACCGACAAGGCATCTTACGACGAGGGCGGCGGATACCTGCTGGAGACGGACAAGAGCGGCGAGTCGTTCAGGATCAAGCGGGGCACCGGCTGGCGAGTATTCGACAAGAACGGAGAGAACATGGGCACGGCCGACACTCAGGAGGAAGCCAACGAGCTGGCCCGCGACCTGTACAATGCCGACAACGCCCACTTCATCACCCGGGTTGAAGGAAAAGACAAAGACGGCAAAGATGTACTGTTCTGGGGGGTTGCCGGGGAGAAGTTCACCACCTACACGGACGCGCAGCGGGAAGCGGCGAAACTTTCCCGGGAAGAAGGCCGGTACATTAAGGATTATGAGCCGGTAAAGGCCGAGTGGTGGGACGTGATCAATCCCAAGGGAACCACCATCAAAACCTTTGACGACGAGCAGGCAGCCAAAGTTGAAATGATCCTGGCCGAAGCTGACCAGATGGAGAAGGACGGCCACGGCGCTGCGGCTATTGAAATGGTTGCGGCCTTCCGGGGCGCTACCAACCGGGCCTTTGATCTCCAGGTCGCGGATATGCGGCAAATGATCAAGGACGCCGAAGAGCAGGGCCTTGACATGCCGACGGTATCGGGTCCGGATGAATCGCGGCGCTGGGCAATATTTGACCGCGGCCGCAAGCTGGCCGAGTTTGAATCTCAAGACCTGGCTGAAGAGCATGTCACAGAACTGAAGAAGACGGCGCCACGGTATCAGGGATACACCGTCAAGCGGCAGAAGGACGGCGAAATAATGAAAGAGTTCACCATGAAGGAGATGATTTCCCTCATGGGCGACCTGCGGGGATCATACTTCCCCCGGCAGCGCCAGCGCGGCGCCATCGTTCTGAGAGCCATTCACCCGGAGACCGGCGAGAAGGTCAGGGAGAACTTCGACCTTTACGCCCCAGAGCGGGAGACGGTAGACCCGGAGACCGGGCAGGTGATCAACTCGAAGACCAGGCAGGCCAGCAATTATATCAAGAAGAAGTTCAACCAGGCAACCGGGCATGTGCCATTTGTGCCGACTCTGGAGAAGCGGGCGCGTGAACTGCGCCGGCAGGGCTTTGAGATCAGTATCGAGCGCGACCAGGCCATGCCGGAAGCGGTCTTTGAAGCGGCGCACCTGATGGCCTCTGTCCATTCCCTGATGACGGACGCCATGAACAAGAGCCAGAAGCAGGCGAACGCTACCATGGGCAAAGCCTACCACGAGTTCAACAAGGTGATGACGGAACAACTCGCCGGTATCTTCAAGGCCCGCGGCTATCTCTCGTCCAGGTTGCGGCGCTCAGAAGATTACTGGCAGGGGTTCGAGACTGACCCGACCAAGGCTATTGCGCAGTATTCAACCGGTCTTGCGGCCGGGCTCGCCAAGCGGCAGGCGGTCAAAGAGTTCGTGCTGGCCGTGACCGGGCGCGATGTCTCCTGGAAATCCTGGAAGGAAGAAAACGAGGGCGGCGATTGGGAAGGCTACCAGGCGTTTGTTGAGGACAGGCGTATTGACCCGGTAAAGCAGCCGAATATGTACAAGGAGACGATGAACTGGGGCCGCGAGGTATTCCGCAACGAAGAGCAGGCGGACCGGATCATCGGCACCTTGCGCGGCCTGGCCAGCATCAAGTTCCTCGGATTCCGGGTATCGTCCGCCTTTGTCAACGCCATGAACATGGTGCAGGCCGTGCCGGCGACCATCTCCGCCCTGACCGGAGGCAGCTTGACCGCGGCCTTCGGTTCAATCCGGCGGGCAGCGGTAGCCTACGGGAAATACCGTATGCAAAAGGGTTCGACGGAAGACCACAAGATTTTCGCCTATATCCACGGTCAGGGTTGGGATGCAGCTCAATTCAACCATGAGGCATCGGCGGCGCTCAGGTCGAAGGCCGGCAACGCGATGAGCAATTTCATCGGGGCTTCCATGTGGATGTTTGGCAAAGTGGAAGAAGCGAACCGCTCCATGACCATTCATGCCGCCTATGACCAGTTCATCAGGCAGGCGAAGGCAAGCGGCGCGGACCTCGATATCGACCCGGAAACCGGTATTGATACTGCTTTGATGCTCAGGGCAAAGCAGGTATCAGACCAGAGCCACGGCATTTACGACAAGGGCACGGCGCCGGCCTGGACCCGGGGCGCAGCAAACCCGGTGAAGATGCTCTACACCTTCATGAAGTTCCAGCACAACTACCTCCTGAACATGGGGGAGATGATCGGCCGCGACCAGTGGAAGCAGGCCGGGTACATGCTCCTTTCTCCGGCGATCCTTGCCGGGGCCGGGGCCAGCTTGGCGACCAAGGCCCTATTCCTGGCCCTTGGGCTCGGGGGTGACGGTGACGATCCGGAAGAGAAATTCTATGCCTGGGCGGAAGAAACATTCGGTTCAGATACGCCTTTCCGGCATGGGCTGGCTGGTTTCGCCGGTATCAACCTGAAAGGCTCCATCCAGATGAACAATCCCCTGCCGACTAGGCTTAGTGAAGTTTTTGGAGCACCAGGGGCGATCTTCACCGACACCGCCAAGGGGATCAAGCATTTCACCCGGGGCGAAGTTTATAAAGGGGTTGAAGCTATCGCTCCTACAGCCTTCGGCACGATGTCCCGGGCCGTCAGGGAATACCGGGAGGGCGTGACCACTGGCGGCTATGGCCAAGTGTTCTACGGAACGGAACCGCTCAAGGCTGATGGCATGGACGCGGCGCTCAGGTTCTTCGGGTTCAACCCTTCGTGGATATCCGGGATCAGGGAGAAGCAGTGGAGCGAGAAGAAGGTTGCAGCCCGGCTCTCCCGGAGAAAAGACGAGATTCATTCCCGGCTCAAGCGGTTCCTTTTGCAGGATCCGGAAGACAGAGATATGGGCGATTATGCCGAGATAATGAAGATGGTGGATTCGCTCAACGAGGATATTCTTGCGGTCGGCAGGGCGGATATCAGCCCAATAACCAACAAGAGCCTGAAGGCGGCAATGAAGCGGGCCTTCCAGCCGAACAGGCGCGAAAAGGTGCGGGCCGCTGAAAATGATGAAGAATAGTTTGATTTTGGCTTGTGTTTTTCATATAATGGGAATAGCGAAATTATACTTTACCCGTACCAGGTAATATAAAGAGGACACGGCCATGTAGCGGACATGACTTTACATCGAGAATAACATCGGTTCCCGAATTTCCCTGCAAGCGCAGGATCGAATGAGGCCCGACAAGCGAAACGGTATCAGCGCCGTTCTTCTTGTCGGGCTTTTTTATTTTCTAGGCCATCTTCGAGAGGAGAATCATGAAAAGAAATACCTTGCTTTTGATCGTAGCCCTGCTGGCGCTGCCGTCGCTTTCATTTGCCGGCGGAGCCTGTGTCTTGCAAGAGGTCGGCGGCAACTACATCTACCAGGGCCAGATGCTCTTCGAATGCACGGCCAGCTCCACAGACGCCTCAATGTCGCACACCTTCGACGGGACACATAGCCTTGACGCTATTACTATGGCTCTGCTTGACGGCCGGTATGTCAAAGGTGCACTGGCCTATGACGGCGCCGGTACGGACCCCACCACCAATACTTCCCTGACAGTTACGGACAGCGACGGCTTCATCTATGTCAACCCGGCCAGTAACGGCCTGGAGGTGATTGATTCCGGAGGGAAAAACTCATTCTACTTCCTGGGGCCTGACGGGAATGCCGGCTTTCGTAGCCTTCCTGGCGGTAAACCGCTGACCTTCGCCTGGAACGGAAACCTGGTCAATAGCGGGGTCCATTACCTTCTGCTCGATGTCACCGGAGAGAGGAACGCGCGATGAAAAAGCTGATAATTCTCTCATCCCTCCTGCTTCTCGCCCTCCCGGCCGTCGCTGCAGAGAAGTATCTGCGCGTTGACGATTATATCCCGGCCATCCCTCCCCCCTGCCGCGCTCCAATCCCCTACGTGGCTGCATCTTACGATGGGACAAACTGCTACGTACCGGCTGATGTTTTCCGCGATGTGGTGGAAGCTCTGCCCGCCGCGGTAGTAGTAGACGACACCCCCAGCGAGGGCAACACGACCGAGGCGGCAAGCTCCAACTCGGTGTATGACCATACGGTAGATACTACGGATGTCCACGGTCAGACCGATATGGATAATCCCGTTTTCGACAGTGCCACCGTTGAAGCCACGCTTGGGGCCAACGCCGTGACGATAGATGCAACCTGCACCGGATGGTCTGCTGGTGGAGCCTTGCTTGACTGCGGGGCCGGGAACACAAACGGGTGGTGCTGTAACGCTTCTACCTCAGTGCAGAAAATCGCGGATGGTACTACTGCGATTACCTACAATGCCGGGGAAGCAGACGGCCAAGATGTTCAGCTTGTTTATACCACAAGTGGCCTGAGTGGAGGCAATATTAGCGCCTCTGGCGGTGGGATTACGCTGTCTGCTAACTCGACAAACAATACATTTACTGTAAACGGAACATTTACGGGAACAGGGAATCTCACATTCACCCCGTCTGTAACAGGTGTGCGGGTAGTCCTCAGTGGTGTTTCAGTAAAAGCGATTACCAACGGCGCGGCAACGACCTATGGGGAAACCTCGAAGGGTAACTATGTATCGTATTTTGCGGGGACGGAGAAATATAAGAATTTCTATATTGATCCATACAATACTGGTCCAGCAACCACCTCGCCCGGAATGTGGCACGATGGCACATATTTCCGTATCGGGTCTGTAGTCGCAGGCGGAGTCCCGGTATATGTGCAGGGAGGTAGTGTCACTTTACAGGCAAACGGCACAGTTTCGAGCCTTCTATGGGACGGGCAGGGGCTCTACCCGACAGCAGGTGATATGTTGTTTGGTTACAGCAAATTTGGGACAAAATTTCCAGTATACAAAGTCGCGGTAAGCGATATCGTAAATACCAATAGCGGCGCTGTTCCTGTTTTATCCTCCTGCGGCACGACCCCCGCTGTTGCTACAGGTTCGAGTAATTTTTCTGGTAAAATAACCTTTGGCACATCTGCCGGCACTCCATCTGCCTGTACATTAACCTGGGGCGTTGCATACACCAATACTCCTGAATGTACCGTAACTGTAGTCGGCGCAGTTGATGCATATTTACGAATTACAGCAGAAAGCAACACCGCGATGACCGTGACTGCTTCCGGTGCATCTGATTTAAGCAGCACATCCTTTAACTACAACTGTGTTGGTTTGAATGAATGAGTATGGACGAGTGGAATAATTACAACTGGCCGCTTATCTCGTTCGCCTTTGACGATGGTGGGGTGAATACCTATACCGCTGGGCTGCCGCTATTCCAGGGTTTTGGTGTGCCTGCTTGTGTAGGGATCATTGCAACGTACCCCGGCAACGAGGTTGCAGCAATGACCTGGGACCAGCTTCGTGGATTACAGTCCGCGGGGTGGGAGATTTGCAGCCATAGTTACGACCACGATTTGGCAGGCTGGTATCCTCAAAGCGAAGAGTTTATGACTACCCAAACAATCGCATCAATGGAAGCTCTGACAGCACAAGGACTGAAAGTAAGTAATTATATTTGTCCGGGTGCTACTCCATTCCCGTATGATGTAGTGCCGGATTCAGTAAAACATTATCACAGTGCCAGAATGACAAATGTAGGCGTAAATCAGATGCCCCTGGCGTGTCCAGCAGTTTGGCAGTTGAAGGTGCAGAACCTTGATGGCAGGGACATTGCTACATGCAAGGCTATAATTGATACAGAGATGGGTTACGCCGCAAAAGGGTCACGACATTGGATTATTTTTTACGGACATCAATTTAACGCTGCTGATGTAACATTTTTAACTGAGTTGCTGACATATATCCAGAGTAAAAACCTCGGCATATACACGATTCAGCAGGCGTTAGATATTGGTGGGGTTGTTCGGAATGACTGATGACATCCTGGGATAAATGGGTAGTTATCATAATCATCATGCTGATGGTAACTCTGGCCGTCCAGTCCAGAGGCACGGTGATAGAAGGAGCTTTCGAGGATTGCGATTGGGAGTGGCGACCGTGGGCAACAAATGCGAGAGCATGGGATAAACCAGATCAGTTTTACGAGATCGGCCACGGATACTCCAGAGCGTTCTACCCATACTGCGGGCGGGACATGGTTATCCCTGAAAACATCGCGGCTGGTGGGTACGGCTTTGGCTTCTTTGCATCGTGCAGCGGCCTTTGCTCCACGGCGGACGGAACTTTTGCCGAATCGGTTGACGAGGCGGTTGGCTACTGCGGAATGGACGAAGCGAGCTGCGCTGAGTGCTGGCCGCAGACAGTGGCTTGGCAGGATACTTTCTACCGGGAAATGAGCAACGGGGCAGAGGTACAAGAGGCATTTGACGCAGCGATGAACGCGGTCCCGGCCTGCCTACCCTGTCTGCGTTATCACAAGAAACGTGAGCCGGAACAGGTGAACGAAACGCAGGTTGTACTGGCTACGGTAATCGTTCCGTGGCTGATGCGGTGGAGAGAATGAAAATCAAACTCAGCGGCAAGGTTAAAAGTCCCCTCGGATCATGCCCATACTGCACGAAGCAGATTGTTGGGGAGAAGTTTATCAAGACGGCTTCTGAGAAGAAACTCATTGGCCCGTGTCCGCACTGCGGTGAACTACTGCGTTATTATATTATCAATCCTCACGTTTTCGTGAAGGTAAAAAGGGGGGAATCATGAAACGACTTATCATTTTATCGCTGGCAATATTCATCACCTGTGGGAGTTGTTCGGCGTACTCCATGGGGTATTTTCCTAAAGACGATCCGGCACCTACGCCAACCCCTGTTCCAGTTCCCGATCCGCCAGCGCAGACGGTCACAACTGAGTACGGCGAGCGCAAGGTTTACAACAGCGAGGTGGATTTTCATTTCACAAAACCTATTGCGGCCTACGGCAAGTTCAACCTCACCATCGCTGGGAAGAAATACACGATCCAGACCAGTTACAAAGACGTCGTAATCGAGGTTCGCAACTCGCAGACAACCGGCAAGATGGTGGTTATCGCCGGGGCCGGATATAAGGACAAGACCGCGACCGTTACCTATCCTTCGACCGACGCCCTGACCAAGCCTGACACCACCCCGCTTCCGGTGACGCCCCCGACTGACGGAGCGATTGAATCAAAGCGGTTTGCCCACATCAACCACATGAGTTGGAAGGGCCAGGGAACCACCATTGTTTTCTGCGCCGGGGATGATGTTACCAGTGTAACTTTCCATGATACTCCGTTTCATTTTCACATGAAGGACGGCACGGACAAAGGACCGGGCCGGGAACAGTGGACAAACCATTACTTTCAGAAAAAGAGCGAGACGCAGACCGCAGGCTGGTTTGTATGGACCATCGGCGGGAAAACGCACAAATACTATTCTGATGGGCGCGGGGATGGACTGAGTGACTACCAGAAGCATACCGGGGACTGTTACAAGAAATACAACTGAGGAGGAAAGCATGAACGTGAATACTGGGCACCTTGTTAGTAATGACTTTTGGGACACAACACCTACCGCTGACAGGTCGAACTACCAAGAGATCCCCGCGCACCTGAACCGTGCCGCCAGGAGAAAACTCGCTGGCAGGAACGAAGCAAAGGTAGCTCTGAATTCTGGTGGCAAGCTGTCACGCTGGGCACGGAAGCAGAGATCAAAGTAAGGAGGGGAAACATGAAACTATTTATTGCTTTGGGATTTGCTCTGATGCTGGCCGGCTGTGCAAACAGTAGCCGGAACTTGACGGTGAAAGTGTACGACGGCGGGACGCTGATGATCTGTCACTCTACCATTTCCCCGGAGGTCATGAAGTCGAACACGGACGAAAGGGCTACGAACACTCCTGACATCAAGCCGGAAGTTACCATCCCGCTGGTCCCGTGAGGCGGAACGGATGTTTCTTAAATTAATTCTCCCAGCAATTTTTCTCAGCGCCGGATGGTTTTTTATCGGGGCATCGGCGGTAATGGCGTCGGTTGACTTCACTGATTTCTCTTTCGTTACCGGCGAATCCGTTAGGGTTTGTGCTGTAGGAATAGCATTGCTTGGGCTGGCAGGTTTAAGTTTCTTCTATTTTAATTGAGGGGTATTATGAATATATTTGAGCAGGCATGGGATTTCTTCGACAAAAAGAAAGTCGCAATCGGCTCTCTCCTGATGATGATTGCGATAGTCATGCGAAATAATCTGCCGGAATATGCAGGGTGGGCAGATGTTATCGAGGAAATAGGTCTTCTGCTTGGTGGCATCGGATTCGCCCACAAAGCTGTGAAGGAGTATCGCGGTGAGTGAGTACGACGGTCAGCTAGATACCGAGGTCTATTATCGGGACAACCTCAAGTATGTTACTGCACGGCGTCATGCGTACAAGACCAAGTTGCGGCCAGGGCGCGACATCTACGGCAAGTTCGTCTCACTCCTGACGTGCGGCGTTTTGATCATCGAGGAAGGCTGCCCCTGGAATGGTGCGAACGTGGTCCCGGACAGGCGGACAAACATGCGAGCCTCGCTCATCCACGATACTCTCGTTGGCATGATCCAGGCCGGTATCCTTGATCCAAAGTTTAAAACTGAAGTTGACGAAGAATATTATGACACCTGCCGCCAGGACGGGATGTGGCTATTCCCGGCAATCACTGAATTTTGGGGTGTTCAGCTTCATACTTGGGAACGAACTCCAATCGACGCAATAAAGGTGGCACCATGAAGAAAAACAGCAAGATATATGTTAGCAACACCGGCCTGGACTGGCACAAGCGATATTTCTCTCACTGGCTTGACGGACGAGCAATCTGTTTCACTGGTGGCTGCACTTCGTGGTCTGCGGACGGAACTGCTTCATGGGAATTCTGGAAAGATAAACAAGGCAGAATCAAAACGATACTAAACAAGTAAGCCTGTGAGCCCATAGGGCCGGGGCAAAGGATGGAGCAATGGAAGCTGGCGAAGCGGCAAGCTATGGGAAACTGGGGGTGCTTGTGTTTACAGCGTTCTCTGCAGTATCGGCCTTTGTCTGGAAGGCTCATCGGCACGGGGAAAAGATTGAAGATTTGGAACGAGCCGTTTTCCCGGATGAACCAGGGCGCAAGCTATTAACTCTTGATTGGCATGATCGGATCCAGGCCGAATGTGAGCGGCAGAGGGCAAAAGACATGGAGATTTTGTCAGCTCATATTGTTGAACAGCTCCGCGATAAACTGGATGAGATCAAGAATGAATTCTGGGAGCGGAGAAGGGAGCCACGGCAATGAGCAGGCTCACAAAGCAATACCTGGCGATGGCAGGCGCGATCCTCGGCCCGGTGCTGACGTTCATTTATTTCTGGTTCTGCGGGTATGAACCGGAGTGCTGGTGGTGTTTGCTATGAGCGATAATCTGCCCTGCATCTGTGGGGGAAACTGGAGAAAGATTGTCAATGAAGCAGAAGCATTGCTCGACAAAACGTTCTGCTGCGATGGCAGAAAATATATATTCTACGGGGTAGTGCACGGCTCCGACGATTATTATTACGGAATGGTTGACTGCGAGAACGGTAAATGCAGGCTTCTGTCATGTGTCGGCTCAATTGAACAGCATGGGTTTAGCCTAATATGAGCGGCCAGTGGCGGGAGCAGGTTGTAAAGCGGGCCACTAGAAGCAACGGATGGGCCAAGGTAAGGGCTGAACACCTTGAAAAGAATCCTGCCTGCGCATGCTGCGGGAAAACGGTGAAATATCTCAAAACGTTTCGGATGCAGGTACATCACAAGATGCCATTCCACATCGTGCCGGAATTGGAGCTTGACTCGAAAAACCTCATCACCCTCTGCGGAGATCCATGTTGCCACTTCGACAAGGGGCATCCGCGGAACTGGAAATCGCACAACAAGAACGTTGTCCGGGACTGCGCGGTATGGCTGAGGAAATACAGGAGCAAGCCATGAACTCCGAAGCGTTCCAACTCGCATTTGCTAGGACCATGAAGCACGAAGGAGGTTTCAGCCACGACCCTGCCGACCCAGGGGGCATGACGTATCAGGGCATATCAAGGGTGCATTTCCCTGAATGGCAGGGCTGGGAGATAGTTGACCGGCTCCTGCAAGGATCTTCTACCCCGGCCTTTTCTAACCAGCCTGAACTGGCAGAGATGGTGCGGAAGTTTTATGAACTTGAGTTCTGGACACGCATACAGGGTGACTTCATCTCGTCGTTGTCGAAAGACTCTGTTGAGATTGCGGCGGAACTGTTTGACACGGCAGTAAACCTCGGACGGCGCAGGGCGATAGAGATACTCCAATCAGCGCTGAACCTGCTAAACCGCAACGGACTAGCATACCCTGATATCTGCGAAGACGGCAGGATGGGGTATCAAACGGCGGCGGCACTGGCACAGTATGTAGAGCGTAGAGGGTTTGAGGTTGGGGCACTGGTCAAACTGATGAACCATCTGCAGGGCTGGCACTACATAAACCTGATGCGGAAATATCCTGATAAAGAGCGGTTTGTAGGGTGGTTTGCGAGGACATGAGGGATGGAGCGGAAGGAGAAAGGCACCGCTGAGAAGAAAAAGCCCTGCAAGATATTAAACCTTGTCCCCGTAATCGCACGGCGCAGGGAAGAACAGCGCAAGCGGTTGATGAAGGCGTTGAAGGAAATGAATAACTGAACTCCGTCCTACCCCTCCTCGCGGGACGGTAGCCCCACCCGGCAACTCCCTCTCCGGCGTGGGGCGTTTTATTCCGTAGGTGGTTCTGGTAGCGGTTGCCAATGGGTAAAATCAAGGTCAACCCCTGGATTAAAGTCTATTTTTGCTAAACCTATCTCAATGAACATCCCATCAAACAGGAGAACGGTATCCCCCTTTTTCGGTAGCCTATCCTTTACGCTTATCCACTGAGATGCGCGGGTGTTCCATGCCTCAATTGCTTCCTGCTCATCTGCAAAGAAATAGTCCACAGGGTACTCGCACAAGCACTGCAATGTATCACACCCAACACGGTAAGGGAAATCTTCATCGCTTGCATCAGTTACAGAAATATTCCTACTCCCGCAGAACGGGCAGGGTTTAAGGTTTTCCATTCAGCGCCTCCCTGACCTTGTCGGCTATCTCTGCGATTAAATTGTATGGGTAGTAATGCCGTGTATCCCCGACATCAATTCCGCAACATATCGCTATTTTATTTATCTCCATCAGCGTCTCATCCTTCCTCTTCAGCTCGGCTTCGAGTTGCTGGATGCGGTCGGATTGTTCCTGGGGTGTAGTCTTATCGCATAACTTGCAAAATATCGGCGCTGGATAATCAGCCCCGGCCACACAGGCTTCGCATAGGTTCTCTTCTTTCATAAATTTATCCCCTTGTAGAGGGTCATGTTATTTGCCATACTTTGCGTAAATCTCCATCGCTCTCCGCATGGCTCCAGCGGAAATAGGCTTGCTCTTGCTTCCAAGCGAATTGACAGGGTAAAAGGTTATATGGTCAGGCGTGCTTTCCCATGCCATCCCCTTTGCCGCTTCTGCAAAAGGTTTCAGCGCAGATAACAAATCGCTCAATACCGGACCTAGCGAGGCGGGCGGTTCTGCCGGTGCATACCCCTTGCCGCCCGTATCAATACACTCCGCTGAATGATGGGCATCGTTTACCGTGCCGCAAAAACTACACCTTCTATCTCCCATCGTTTTCCTCCGCAAATGAGTTCAGGCGTTACGGAAACTCTTCAGTTTTTCTTAACGGTTCGGGCACCGCCGTACCTGTTCATTCCTTCTCTGCCTTGGCCCTGCTCCCTATGGCAAGCACTTGAACCAGATAACCCCACGGGCAAAATTACCGCCGCAGGATGCGCAGTCGTACCATTGCCAACCGATAAGCGCCATGAACGCCAAGATTATCATGATGCCGATGATTTCAAATTTTCCTATCAACTTCCTGCCCCCTTTCTTTTGCTAGCCACTCGTCTATAGCCCGCCTGACCAGCTCAGCCACCGGAACCTTCTTTTCATCCGCGATTTTGCGCAGGGCTTCTTTCTGCGGCTTAGGCAGGTGGATGTTTGTTCTGATCATGCGATTTTGTTATTTTGTCTAGATAATATTGTAGTTATCTCGCACACCAATCACAATGGTGCCTGCCCGTTTTTTCATTGTATCCACCCTCTGTGTAGGTATCGTAAATCTCTTTGCAGGTCACGCACATTTCAAAACGGTCGGGGAGGATATCCATTTGCTCTTGCAGAAACCAAACTATTGACATGGCTTTTCGTGGTCCAACTTTGGGCGGATATTTAACAATCATCCCTTCCGGCGTTTCCCCATAAGCCAGGAAGCGAAAAAGCTCTTGCACCTTTTCCAGTGTGATATCCTGGCCTTTCGCATCTTTGGTGTAGTTGTGTCCCATAAAATCACCCCCACCTGCTAGTAATCTCAATTTCTTATACCTCTATCATACACACTAGGCGACAAAAGTCAAGGTCAATATTTCTTTGTAATCACTTTCCTGTTTTGCTAGTATTATTACTTGCCGTCCAGCAAATTAGCTTAACGTCTTAGATTGGACAAAGTTGGACACGGCCTTTTCGCAACTGGCCAGCCCCCGTAGCTCAGTGGATAGAGCACAGGAAGGAGTTATTATGTGGAACATAGATAAAATTATTAGTTGCGGTAAGTACAACTATGTGCTGCTGTGGGAACATCCATTTTGCACAAAGAACGGATATGTCTTTGAGCATAGGGTGGTCATGGAAAACTTTTTAGAGCGGCTTCTCAATGCAGATGAGATTGTGCATCATGTTGATAACGACGGGAAGAATAACGTGATAGAAAACCTGGATTTATGCCTAAAGCCTATTCACAGCAAATTCCATGGGTATCACAAGGGGCGGAAGTTTGTTGAACTGAAATGCCCTAACTGTGGTGTAGTTTTCCATAAACCAAAGAACGCTTCATTTTTGCAGAAAGGTTCTAAATATACATGCTGTTCCTCAATATGTAGGGGCAAGTTTTCAAAGGAAATACAGGCCCACGGGAAAACGCATAAAGTTGAGTTGGCTATATCAAGAAACCTTATAAGAGAGTACCGCAAATATTCAGCCAGCGGCCAATCAATTTCCACTTGACAAATCCGGCAAAAAGCTGATAATAAAATCAGAGTACAACTTGTGTTACGGACAAGTTTGTATCCACCGGATCATCCGCAAATCGAACCCTGGAATACAAAAGCCCTGTGCCGTAACCACAGGCTGAGTATTCCGGGGTTTTTTTTATGCCCCTTATATGGCTCAAATACATGCCGAATATAAGAGGTCAAGGCTGAAAATGGCCCTGGGGCTGATCCTCCCCACGAAAAAGTGACATCAACCCAGATGATACCGTCGGTGCCTTTTGGCGGGATTTGGGGGGGGTGGAAGACAATAGCCATAATGTCTCCCGTGCGGTAAATTTAAACCACCTGGGCGCACTATCCCCCTGCACACGGAACGAAGGCCATGAGGCCCTAACCCAAGTGCCATGCAAACAACGCGATGTGTTATACTGCATGATAATCCTCCAGCCCAGGGGGATTACTGCGTCCGCTCAATATTACCTGCAAGCTGATTATGGCAAACAACTTCCTACTATCAACAGCCTGGGCGAAAATACGAAACGACCTGTATTCGATCAGGGGATACAAGTGCGAACGATGCGACTGCAAGAAAAGATTGCAGGTCCACCACCTGACCTATGATAGATATGGGGGCGACGAAGAGCCCGAAGACCTCATTATTTTGTGCGGATACCATCACCGTCTTGAACATGGACTGGTGAAGGCCAGGGCGAGAAAGTCATTTAAAAAGCCAGCTAAGACGGCGAGCGCGAAGGCGTCAAAGAAAAAGAAGAGGAAGCGCGTTAAAAGGGCGATTGCTGGCATTGAGAGTGCAGCGGAACGTACAGCCATAGCAAAGGCAAAGCAACGAACAGCAGAAAGGATTCAACGGATGAGGGCGACAGAGTAAAGGGGAGGGGAAAAGAAAAGTGAAAAATCGCAAAACTTTCCTTGACAAATATAACCAGAACTATACAATTAAATCATGAGAACGCAAAAAGAGACAGCCAAGGCGGCAGGTATCGGGCCTGCATATTTCAACCATATCCTGCATCGGCGCTGCGCTTGTCCTCCTAAGTTGGCTATTATCCTGGAGGAAGTAACCGGGATAGAGCGGGCAATGTGGGTATGGGGAGAGAAAGAGGAGCTGGATGCCGCATGGAACAAGTTCACACGGGAGGGCAAGGCATGAAGGAGCTGGCTAAGTTTGAGCAGGAACCGCACATCAAGGTAAAAAGTGGTGGACAGGTTGTCACAACTTCCCTTGACATTGCGGAGAATTTTTCAAAGCCGCACAAAAACGTCTTGAAAGCTATCCGGGAGGTTGAGTGTTCTGATGAGTTTTCGCGGCTACATTTCAAGCCACGAAACTATCACGATGACCGGGGGAAAGTTCAGCCGTATTTCGAGATTACCAGGGACGGATTTACGTTTCTGGTTATGGGGTTCAAGGGGAAGAAGGCGGCAACCTGGAAGGAAAAGTACATCTCAGCCTTCAACGCAATGGAGAAGGTTCTTTCCAACCAAGCCAACAACGCATGGCAGGAACTCCGCAAGCAGGGCAAGGGAACCCGTATCGAAGAAACCGACACCATCAAGCGGTTTGTCGAGTACGCCACCACCCAGGGCAGCACAAAGGCCAACTGGTACTACAAGCATATCACCAACGCCACTTATAAGGCGCTTTTCATCATCAAGGATAAGTCCGGGAAGTCTTTCCGGGACATGCTTGACAACATGCAGCTCTCTTTCCTGAACACCGCTGAGTATGTCGCCAGGAACGCGATGGAAGACGGCATGAAGCAGAGGATGCACTACAAGGATATCTACCTGCTCTGCAAGGACAAGGTTGAGGCCGTCGCTTCGACTGTCGGCGTGACCGAAGTGATCAGCCACAATCCGCAGCTCAGTCTTGTTTAATGACCACCCCGACCCGAGAAGACATAGCCCGCCTAGAGAAAAGGCTAGTCTCCATGGAGAAGCAAATCACCGATCTTATTACTGCGCTTTTCCCCAAGGCTACCGTAGCGGATGAGTTGATGATGGTCGAGGTGCAGGGAGGGAGCAAGGTGGAGCATCTGCGGAAGAAATTTAAGAGGGAGAAGAGGAAATGAAATTCGAGATCAAAAACAGGTTTACCGGGGAAGTACAGTTTACGGCAGAGATTGAGGTTGACGAAAACACTAGCTTGGATATGAAAATTGGCCTCGCTGTGCGGTGGGCATACAAAGCAAACGCTAATCTCCAGGGCGCTTATCTCCGGGGCGCTAATCTCCAGGACGCTAATCTCCAGGGCGCTTATCTCCGGGGCGCTTATCTCCGGGGCGCTTATCTCCGGGGCGCTTATCTCCGGGGCGCTAATCTCCAGGACGCTAATCTCCAGGGCGCTTATCTCCAGGGCGCTTATCTCCGGGGCGCTAATCTCCAGGACGCTGATCTCCTGGGCGCTAATCTCCAGGACGCTGACGGAGAAAAGATCACTATCGAAAAGGCCCCTATCCAAATTTTAACAGATACCTACTCGGTTATAATCTTCGACGCCCACATGAAAATAGGATGCGAGTTTCATTCGCTAACCGAGTGGTGGGGATTCGACAACGAGCGCATAGCCAAAATGAATGGAACGCGGGCGCGGCGGTTTTGGGATACCTGGAAGGCGCCCCTGCAGGCCGTTTGTAAGGCGAATGGGAGGGGGTAATGATCCAGATTGCAGCAGGCATTTTCCTGGTGGTCGGCGGAATCTCATTGATTTGTTTCGGACTGGCCAACCACCTGGCGGACCCGGCAAAGGTTCGGATCGTCGGGGTCAAGAGCGTGGAACTGGAGCACACCAGGTCCGGCCTGACTGAGCAGGTGCAGCCCGAGGAATGGGTTTATATGCGGCCTGGCTCCACAATGACCGTTGCCAATGGCGGGGAGGAAAGGGAATGACCGCACCGAGCATCTTTGAAGTAATCACCGGCCTGCTGATCCACCACAAGCGGGGCCTGGTCGGCGCTGTGCAGATAGCGCTCATCATGGCCTATGTCATGGCCGGTTCCTACATCTGGGCAAACAAGGTTTTGCTCCCCCCTGCCGCTGGCTCCCTCCCAGCGGATACCACCAGGGGGGAGGTCTTGCGATGACCAAAAAGGAGGTCAACGATGTTCACTAAATGCAGCGGAAAAGATTGCGATTTGCGGCATAGCTGCTGCAGGCATAACGCGCCTGACCGGGGGAAACAGCAAGGCTGGATTGCCCCGCAGTACGACCGCAGGAGCAACCAGTGCCCGGATTTTCTTGAGGATTACCGGAGTCCGATAGGTGGAGGAAAACAATGAACAGGCTCATCATAGGCATTGACCCAGGGGTGAGAACCGGCCTGGCCGCATGGGTGCCCTCTGAACGTAGGTTTCAGGCCATTGAAACACTGTCCATCATCCGTGCAATGAACTGGATCATGCTGGCAAAGCGCGACGGGCTGCAGGTTGAAGTTCGGTTTGAAGATGCCCGGTTGCGTACTTGGTTCGGCAATGCTGGCAGGGAAAAGCTCCAGGGGGCCGGGTCAATCAAGCGGGACGCGAGTATCTGGGAAGAATTCTGCGAGTACCACGATATTCCATTCAAAGCGGTCAAGCCTCTGCGGGGCGGGACAAAGTGGGAGTCGGATTTTTTCAAGAAGGTGACGAAGTGGGAAGGGCGGACCAGCGAACATGCAAGGGATGCCGCCTGCCTCGTATTTGGGGTGCATTAATCAACAACATAGGGAGGAAAACGACAAATGGAACAAAAAGACTTTACAGACGTATTGACAGACCTGCGGGGCGGAACCGCCCATCATGAACTGTCAAAGGCGATCAGGACCGTGACCGAGGCCGTGCAGAAGACGGGCAAGGTCGGCAGCCTGACCATGAGCATCAAAATTAAACCGCAGGGCGAGGGCCAGGTGGAGATCATTGACGAGATCAAGATCAAGGCGCCTGAGCCCGCGAAGCCGTCTACGTTCATGTTCGTGGACGACCAGAACAACCTTACCCGGGATAACCCGCGCCAGGCTTCCGTTTTCGACCTGAAGGTCGTGGACAAGAAGACCGGCGAGATCAAAGAGGTGGCCAATGTCGGAAGGTAATTTCAAGGATATCCTTGCCGCTGGCGCGAATGGTGTCCAGCATCAGGTAATTGAGGGCGTCCCGGTCATTGTTACCACTGAAGGATACGATGTAACCGAACTGGACCTGGAGCAATACCAGATTGTCCCTAAACGCTGTCGTGGAATCGTGTGTCTGGAAACGGTTAAATCGTTCACCGACTACATCGCCCGCAACCTGACACAAGGGCAGACTGTTGTTTTTGCCGACATGGACGCCGCCAGGTTCACGGCTATTTTTAACTACCCTGCAGACGGCATCACTCCTGGCTGGGGCGACAACCGCGCATTGCTCACCCTGACGCCAACCGCATCATGGAAACGATGGCTGGAAGGCAATGAAAGGAGAATGGACCAACTCGCCTTCGCTGACTTCATCGAGGCCAACGCCATGGATATAGTCACGCCGTCCGCCGCCGAGGTTATGGAGATGGTTTCCGCACTGAAGGTGAACAAAAAGGCTGCTTTCCATTCCGTGATCGACAGCAAGACAGGGAGGCAGAACATTGAATATTCCGAGGAGACCAAGGGCGAGACCCCCAAGGGCAACCTGGAATTCACCGGCCAGCTTGAACTGGCCCTTCAGCCGTACCGGAACCGCGGAATTGACGTTACGCCGTACAAGGTAAACGCCCGCCTGCGGTTCACCATCATCGAGCAGGGCCAGAACAAGAGCGCACTGCGTGTCCACTACTCATTGATCAATCACGATCTGGTGCGGGAATATGCATTCGGGGCGGAGCTGGACGGAATCTACCAGTTCCTCAAGGTCCTGAACGTGCCAATGTTCGATGGGTCGCCGGCTTAGGGCCGGGGCGATGGTAAATAAAAAGCCCGGCTGCGCAAACAGCCGGGCTTAATCCGGGGACCGTGGAAGTCCTCGTTCATGGTGATGAGGAAATAATATGCCAGAAAACACGAAAAGTCAATACGCCACCGACCAGGCCGGGGACCTTGTGGCCGGAATCAGAAACAACATTCTCACTGCGACAACAGAAATGGCCCTGGCCCACAAGCGGCTTGATGATCTCGTGAGGCACGTTACCGGCAACCGGTCCAGCATCGACTTTGAAGAGGTCGCGGCCCGGGTGAAGGAGAGGAGGTAGGTCATGGCCAGACCAAAAGTTAAAAGTACCATCTGCATCATAGACGGACAGGAGATCACCCCCGAATGGCTGGTTGAATACCGGGGAATCAAGCTCAACACCGCAATCCATCGAATCTACGAATACAACCGGGGCCTGATACCAGCAAAAACCCTGATGTCCCATGGCCCGGCTGACAAATACAAGGGCAAGAGTAATCCGACCGATGAGTTCCGGCGGCTGCAGGACAAAGAAGCCAGGCCATTGCGCTGCCCTGGGCCTGGAACATGGGAGAGCTTGCATATCCCGGATCGAGAGCCGGCGGGAAGGTGTCGCGCCGGGAGGCCGCAGGGGGTGCGGGAGGTTCCGGCGTACAGTCACGGACAATTCACATTTTCATTCAGATAGCGAGGGGGAAAATCATGAGGCTCAGAAGGTTACAGCTTACGAATTTCAAGGGAGTGCGGTCGTTTGTCCTGGACGCCGGCGGGAAGGATTGCTCGATACTCGGTGATAACGGCTCTGGAAAAACGACGATAGCGGACGCTATCACGTGGCTCCTTTTCAATAAAGATAGCCACGGAAATTCTGACTTTTCCATCAAGACCATCGACCCGGAAACTGGCGAGGTCCTGCACGGCCTGGAGCATACTGTCGAGGCTTCATTCGACCTGGATAACATCAAATACATCACCCTGAAGAAGACATACGCGGAGACCTGGACCAAGAAACGCGGAAATCCTGTTGCCGAGTTCACCGGGCACACAACGGTTTACGAGGTCAACGGCGTCCCGGTCAAGATGAAGGAGTACAATGAACAGGTCGGCAAGATCGCTGACCCTGAAATGTTCCGCCTCTTGACGCAGCCCAACTACTTTCCCGAACAACTGCCATGGCAGAAGCGCCGGTCCATCCTCCTGGAGGTATGCGGCGACGTGTCCGGCCAGGACGTGATTGCATCGAGCGCCGAACTGCAGCCGCTGGCTGAGATCATCGCCGGCCGCTCCCTGGACGATCACAAGAAGACAGTCCAGGCCAGCATGAAGAAGATCAACGACGAGTTGAAGCAGATCCCTGTCAGGATTGACGAACTGGCCCGGCAGACTTTCGGCACTGATGGCGAGATCAGCCTAGCCGACAACCGGAAGCAGGAGACGGAGACGGTCGCCGCCCTGGACGAGGTCAAAACCAGAATAGCCCGGGCCGACGCCGGCAGTGAATCGGCAACGCTGAAGAAAGACCTGGCCACGGCCGAGGCATCGGTACTGGACATCGAGAATCTGCACCGGCAGGAATTGAACGAGATCGCCGCCGGCAAGGAGAAGGAACTGGCCGGGCTCAAGGCATCACTGGTCACGGCAGAGGACCGCCTGCGCGGCGCCCTGCAGGCCCACGCCCGGAAGTGCGGCGAGACGATGGTTGACGAACGGCCGGTCATCAACGCAGAAATCGAGAAGCTGCGGGCCGAGTGGTTCGAGGTTGACGCCATGAAGTACCGGCCGGAAGAAAAGAAATGCCCAACCTGCGGGCAAGATATCCCGGAGGCCGAGGACGCGGAGGAGCAATTCAACCGGCGTCGGTCTGAGCGGATTGAACAGATCGAGGCCATGGGCAGGGAATTAAAGGGGGTGTTGGCCGAGGCGGAGAGTATGGTCGCATCCGCATCAAAGCGAATTGCCGATGAATCATTCGCTCTGGCCAAGGAGGTAGAGCTGATCGAGGCGGAGGTCAAGGGGTTGTCGGCAGTCCGTGACGACCTGGCCGAAGAGATAAGAGTCATCCGTTCCCGGCCGGCAATGGAGCGGGCCGACTACAAGGAAGCGGCCGTGAAGGTAGCTAACTTGAAATCACGACTCGCCACCGCTCAGTCCGGAAACGCATCACTGGAAATGGATACCCTCACCAGGGAGCGGGACCGGCTGACATCCCTTCTGGACCGGATCCGGCAGCGGATCACTCTGGCCGAGACCAAGGAGAAGAACGATGTCAGGGTTTCCGAACTGAAGGCCGAAGAAAAGCGGCTGGCCGGCGAGTATGAGCGGCTGGCCAATGAGTTGCACCTGATGGAGCAGTTCACCCGGGCCAAGGTCGATATGCTGGAGGATAAAATCAATAGCAAGTTCTCCATGGCCCGCTTCAAGCTGTTCGAGGAACAAATCAATGGCGGCCTTGCTGATTGCTGTTCTGTAACCGTGAACGGGGTCCCGTACTCGGCCGGGCTCAACAACGGCGCCAGGATCAATGTAGGGCTCGATATCATCGATACCCTGTCGAAGCATTACGGGGTATCGCTGCCCGTGTTGGTTGATAATGCCGAGGCAGTTACGGAACTTTTGCCAATCGACGCCCAGGTAGTCCGCCTGGTGGTGTCAGCCGACCACAAAGAACTCACAATCGCATAAAGGAGAAAGCAATGAAATGTTTTTACCACTCTGCGGACCTCGACGGCCATTGCTCAGGAGCCATCGTTAAAATGATGTATCCGGAGTGCGAAATGATCGGGATCAACTACGGGCAGCCGTTCCCGTGGAACCGGATCGAAATGGGCGAGACGGTATTCATGGTTGATTTTTGCCTGCAGCCTTTTGACGATATGGAAAGGCTTAATTCATTGTGCTGCCTTAACTGGATCGACCACCACGCAAAGGGGAGCATTGACGAGGCCAGGGCCAGAAATTTTCACGCAAAAGGCGGCCAGTTTATTGAGGTCGGCCGCGCAGCGTGTGAACTGGTATGGGATTTTTTCTTTCAACCCAAGAACCCGCCCCTCGCCGTCTACCTGCTGGGCCGGTATGACGTATGGAAGCATGAAGAAAACGCGGCCATCCTGCCTTTTCAATACGGGATGCGGCAGTTCTCGGACACATACCCCGAGAACCAGGAATTATGGCAACGCCTGTTTAATGAACCGGATTTTTGCGCGGGGATAGTTAAAGATGGCGTCGTTCTCCTAAACTATGAAAACTCCCAAAACTCCAAGTTCTGCAAGGCATACGCATTTGAAACAACGATGCCGACCGAACCTTGCTACTACCCATTTAATCCTCCCCTGGGCCTGGCCGCAATATGCGCCAACCGAGGATTTACCAACTCAAAAATATTCGATTCCGTCTACGACCCTGAGCAGCACGATCTGATGATCACCTTCTGCAGGCTCAAGCCGCCGGCCGGAAAGTGGACGGTTTCCCTTTACTCGACCCGCGATGATGTTGATTGCGGGGAGATCGCCAAGGCTTTCGGCGGAGGGGGCCACAAGGGCGCCGCTGGCTTCCAGTGTGAAGAATTGCCATTTTCTATCTGATCATAACCAACTTAAACACGAGGGAGAAAAACACCATGACCACGAACAACTCGCCGGCCACCACCGGCAACCAGCAAACAGCAGTCGCACAGAAAACCATCGTTGACACCGTGGCGGGCCGCGTCCGCCAGTTCATCGCCAACGGAGAACTGCACCTGCCGGCAGACTACAGCCCGGAGAACGCCCTCAAGGCTGCGTACCTTGTCCTGCAGGACACCGTTGACAAAGAAAAGAACCCGGTCCTGCAATCCTGCACGCAGAACAGTATTTCCCTAGCCCTCCTCGATATGATTGTCCTGGGTCTTAACCCTCTCAAGAAGCAGTGCTATTTCATCGCCTACGGCAAGAATCTGGCCTGCCAGCGGTCATATTTCGGCGCCATGGCCATGGCCAAGCGCCTTGATCAGAGTATTGCCGACTTCGCCTATGAGGTCGTCTACGAAGGGGATGATGTCGAATACACCATCGTTAAGGGAAAGAAGACCGTCACTGGTCACAAGCAGAAGATGGAGAATATCAAAGACGACAAGATCATCGGCGCCTACGCTATGTCAATCGGCCATAACGGTGAAGTGATGGCCACCGAGTTGATGACGTTTGACCAGATCAAGAAGTCATGGAGGCAGTCAAAGAGCTATCCATTTGACAACAACGGGAACATCAAGCCCGATTCAACGCATGGGAAGTTCCCCAGGGCAATGTCCCTACGGACCGTGATCAACAAGCTCTGCAATCCGATCATCAACGCCAGTTCTGATATCAACCTACTGATCAAGTCAGCATCCAACAGGGCCGAGGAGATCTCGGCTGAGGTCGAATTCCAGGAAGAACTGGAGATCAACGCCAACACCGGGGAGATCATCGACATTGACCCGGTTGCTGATCAGTCGGCGGAGACCGGACCGGAGCAGCGCGGCCCGGGGTTCTGACCATGGGAGCAAACAGCGGAGTTTCCTGGTGCGATTACTCTCACGGATTCTGGTACGGCTGCCGGAAGGTTTCCCCAGGCTGCGTGAACTGCTACGCGGAGAGGCAAATGAAGCGTTTCGGCCTGGACTTCGATACCGTGACCCGGGCCAAGGGGTTCAGCAAACCGCTCAGATGGAAAAAGCCGGGACGTGTATTTGTCAATCCCTGGTCTGACTTTTTCCATGAGGACGCCGACGCCTGGAGGGAGGAGGCGTGGGAGATCATGCGCCGGACCCCGCATTTGACCTACATTCTGTTGACCAAGCGGCCGGAGAATATTACTGGCCGGCTACCTCTGGCATACGAGGCTTTTGGTGCGTGTTGGCCTTTACCAAATGTTTGGCTGGGCGTGACGGCGGAAAATCAGGAGATGGCCGACAAGCGGATACCTCTGCTGCTGTCGATCCCGGCCGCGGTCCGCTTTGTCTCGGTCGAGCCGATGATAGGGGAAATAAAATTCAATACCTACGCATTAACCGGGCGGCCATGTTTTGTTTGCAAAATTGAGGATGAACTACATGAAAAGCGCGGGACGCAGAGCCATCCTATTAATTGCGGGTGGAGAAAAGATATTGGGCAAGGAGATGGCGGAATTGACTGGGTAATATGTGGAGGGGAGTCGGGGGTATTCGCCAGAGGAATGAAGCCGGAATGGGCGCTTTCCTTGAAAGAGCAATGCGCAGCGGCGGGCGTTCCTTTTTTCATGAAGCAGATGAGCGGCCGGCAACCGATACCGGGCTACCTGCAGGGGCAGGAATTCCCGGTAACAGTATAATTTTCCGAATCAAAACAAAGGAGATCGAGCAAGTATGAAACCAATCCAAATATCCGGCAAAAACCTTGCGGCTCTGGCCATGCCCGACGCATGTACGCGCTGCTTCTGGATAAAAAACACCGTCAAGCAACTGCCGTATCAGATATTCCCTGGAATTTTTTCCAGTCTTGACAGTTATATAAAGAAGGTTGTCCACGCCTATTTCGACAATTACCACCAAGCCCCGCCCTGGCTGCCCGAGCTGCAGAAGGCCGGCGCGGTCAAATACCTGCCTGCCCTGCACTGGTCAAAATTCAAGCGGCTCGACCCTGCAACCGGCAAGATCGGAAGAGCGTCTGTGGATGACCTGTTCTTGTGCGATGACGGGGCGCTGGTCCTCCCTGACTACAAGACCGCGAAGTTCACCGAAAACGCCGACAAGCTGCTGCCGCTCTACTTCGGCCAGCTCAATGCGTACCGATGGATACAGGACAGTTTCGGTCAGGGCAAGGTCAAAGCATTGCCGCTGATCTACTGCGAGCCGGTGACGGATTTCTCCCCAGAGACGGTGGACGGCCAGCGCTATACCACGGACGGATATGCCCTGTTGTTCCGGACGAAAGAAGTGCTGGTGGACATGGATGATGGACTGGTGCCCGACCTGCTGGCGCGAGCAAAGGAGATACTGACGCAGGCGAAGGCGCCTAAAGCTACCGCGGGGTGTAGTGATTGCGAGAAACTGACGACGATGATTGCTATTGCGGCATGATCGACATCAAGACCATAGCCAGCTCCAGCGCCGGCAACTGCTACCTGATCAGCGACGGGAAAACCTCGCTCCTCCTGGAGGCCGGCGTCAGGGTTTCCAGGCTGCGGCAATCTGTCAATCTGTCAACACTTGCCGGATGTCTGTGTTCCCATGGCCACAAAGATCATTCAAAGGCCGTGCCGGACCTGATCAAGGCCGCGGTAGACTGCTACATGAGCGCCGGGACCGCCGGGGAGATCGGCGCAACCGGCCACAGGGTACACCTGATCAAAGCGGGAGAGCAGGTCAAAATCGGCACCTGGACCGTGGTCCCATTCGACACGATCCACGACGCTGCTGAGCCTTTCGGATTTCTTCTGGCAAGCGGAGATGATAAGTTGCTTTTTGCAACGGATACAGCCTATATACGGAACAGATTTAAAGGGCTGTCTAATATAATGATCGAATGTAACTATAATGACGATGTTTTAGCGAGTAATGTCCAGGGCGGAGCCGTGTCGTTGCAGCAGAAAAAGCGGCTCCTGTTTTCACATATGGGCCTTGCGCAAACGCTTGAATTTCTCCGGGAAACTGATCGCTCACGGCTGCGCGAGGTGTGGTTGCTCCATGCCAGCAGCGGAAATTCTGACGTGGCAGAGATGCGGCGCCAGGTACAGGGGGCGGTTGGAGTTCCGGTTTACATTTGTGATGAATAGAGGGAGGGGAAATTGAGCCGGTATAGGAAAATTGATCCGATCATCTGGAACGACGAAAAATTCAGGGCGCTGAACGACAAGGAGCGGCTGTTTTTCCTGTATCTGCTCACGTCGCCGCACTCAACAGCGTGGGGGGCCTACTTGATCGACGATCTCTACATTCAGGCTGACCTCGGGTACTCCGCTCAGATTGTAAAATCATGTTGGGAAAGTCTGGTTGAGCGTAATCTGGTTATTCGTTGCGACTCGACCAGGCTAGTATGCTTCCCCAACTGGTTTAAATACAACCTTCCTGTCAATGAAAAGTCAAAAATAGTCTGCCTGAACGGGATTCTCGGTCTCCCAAAAAGCAAAGCATTACAACAATTTATATCAAGTTCGGAGTGGGTTATGGAGCAGTTAGCTAACAGGGAGCTAACTGTTAGGGTATGGGTAGACAGTGAACAGGAACAGGAACAGGAACAGGAACAGGAACAGGAACAGGAACAGGAACAGGAACAGGAACCCCCTAAAGGGGGTGTAGGGGGTGTGATTAACGGTCAGCAGGTGAAGATTGTTTTTGATCACTGGAAAAACAGGCTCAATCACACTCACGCTCAACTTGGGGAAAAGCGGAAAAAGGCAATCCTCGACAGACTCAAAGAGGGCTACTCTCCGGAACAACTCTGCCTGGCAATCAACGGATGTGCATTATCAGCTTTCCACCAGGGGGCGAACGACAAGGCCCAGGTCTACGACGCAATCGAATTAATCTGCAGGGACGCAGAACACGTTGACAGATTCATCAAAATAGCAACCCAGGGAAACCCGCAACTCTCGCCAGCCGGAATAAAGACGGCTATGGCGGCACAGGAGTTCATCAATGGTTGATGACGATAAAAAAAGATTTGCAGAAGTGTTGACCGCTACCAGCGAACTGTACGGAAAATCATTTTCGATTCCGGCGATGCGGATTTGGTTTGCGGCCCTCATGCAGCACGATATCGGCGCCGTGGCCGATGCGTTCAGCCGGCATGTGGCGTCGCCTGACGGGAAGTTTATGCCGGTCCCGGCGGACATCATCAGGCTCATTGAGGGGTCAACCCAGGACGCGGCACTCCTGGCATGGACTAAATTCACCGATGCACTGGAAAGGGTCGGAACATACCAGACGGTAGTGTTCGACGATCCGATAATCCATACCGTGGCCGACGACATGGGCGGGTGGGTGCAGTTCGGCTCAACGCCGATTGACGAGATGAGGTTTCGCGGCCTGGAATTTCAGCGCCGATATCAGGCGTACAAGCAGCGGGCCGGGGATATCCGGTATCCTTCAAAACTGATAGGGATCTCCGAGGCTGACAATCGGCAGCGGGGGTACAATGATGCGGTTCCGGAGCCACTCTTAATCGGTGACAGAGAAAAAGCGCAACAGGTTTTATTGGCCGGAGGCATCGGCCCGAGGCTGGAGATATCGACACTTGGGTCAGCTTTAAAAATGCTCCCGGACATCGAGAGCGATGAGGCCGCATGAAAAAGACCGTCCACCTCAACACCGAGGAAACCCGGCAACTGGTCATTGAGATCATCGCCGGGCTCTCTCTGGATCACGATGTGGAGGTAAGGCCGCACCGGGCAGCACGGAGCCTGAACCAGAACGCACTGTACTGGGAGTGGGTGACGATCTACGCTGAGGCACTCGGGCACACGAAAGACGAATTGCATTTTGATCTGAAGATGCGGCACCTAAAGCCAATCTTCACCCGGGACGACGAAGCATACGCCGACCTTCTTGAACTGCTCAGGGAGGAGTGGAGCCGGGGAAACAAAGAGCGGGCAAACAGGCTGTACCGGAAGCTGATCGAGATGACCAGCACGACCAGGGCCGGCCGGAAGCAAATGGCCGAGTACATGGAGCAGGTGGAGTTAGAGGCGGCCGGCAACAGATGCGTATTACCGAGGCCGGCCGATAGGCAAAAAGAGTTTGAGGAGACTGCGTATGTCGAAAATCACTGAAAGCGCCAACGGTAAGGCCTGCACGGTGCGGCTCCCCGGCTGCAAGATGGACAACGAAACCACCGTCCACGCTCACCTGCGAATGGCCGGAACAGGCATGGCAAAAAAGGAAATTGACATCCTGGGCGCCAGGTCCTGCGCATACTGCCATGACGTTGTTGACGGTCGCCGCCGGCCGCCTGACGGATACGAGGGGAGGGACGTGGATATCGCGTTTCATGAGGGGATATTTCGGACGCAGCGGCAATTGATCGAAGAGGGACTTGTCAAAATAGGGGGCAAAAATGGCAAATGATTACGTCGAGCAACGCAACAGGCTGATCCCTTTAGCCGAGGCTGACGCTAACAGGAGGATGCAAAAACGACTGATCAAATCAGAGAAGCGGAAACATCCGCGGCACGGGCAGATGTATGAGCATGATTTCTGGTGCGAATATTTTCACGATGCGATGGAAAAGCTGATGCGGCGGGAGAGGAAAAAGAAATGATCCTGACCCCACTCGATGCACGGGAGCGCGAGATAGCAGCAGCCGCAATCCAGGCAGCGCGAAACGTTAAGGCTGGGAAGTTTACCGGGCAGATCAAAATGATTTTGAATTGTAACGGCGGAGATATCCGTATGCCGCCGCGCTGGGAGATGAGCGGCGAGGCGTTGATTATTGTGGTGGGGAAAGAGTAGCGTAAAAAATAATTTGACAAGTTCCCGGTTTTATCCGATAATTGAATTGAAAACTGAATAACTTCGGCTCCTGAAGTTCCCGGTAACCAAGCCGGATCAACTGAGGCCCGACAATGCAGCTCCAGCGTGAGTTAGCACTGTCGGGCCTTTTTGCGTTTATGGGGGTGCGGCAATGGATGACATGGCGGACCTGGGAAAAATCCTGCAAGGCGATTCGATGGCCGATCTGTTCAGCGATGATTTTACCCCGGTCGAGTCAACACTGCAGCAGGCCAAGGAGATCAACGAGGCCGCGGCCCGCCGGTACGTCCTGGACCAGCGTCCCGAATGGAGAGATGAGTGACAGAGATAGCCAGTCAGGTCATCTTTCTGTGGCAGCCAGCAATAATCACGTTAGGTATTGCCATAGTCGCAGCAATTCTTGCGTGGATTTATAGCAAATGAATACAACCTGTAGCATGACAGATCAAAAATTATCAGCCGGTGGTGTAAAGTAGTGGCCGGAGCAGATTACGGCGTCATAGAGCCAGAGTGGAGAGCCGGGATATTGACCGTCCGGCAGCTTTCCGCGCTTTATGAGGAGAGGACCGGCGGCAAATTATCGCACCAGGCGATAACCAAATATTTCACCAAGTTCGACATCCCCCGTGATCTCAGCGCAAAGATCAAGGCCAAGGCTGATGCACTGGTTGCCAAAGCGGCGGTTGCCAAAACGGTTGCCAAAGCAACAGAGTCGTCAACCGTTGATGCAAATGCACACGCCCAAGCCGATGTCATCCTCTCTCACCGTACTGATGTACCGCAGCAGAGGGAGCTGGTCCGAAAGCTCGCCGCCGAGGTCGATGCCCTGACCGACAACAAGGAACTCGTTGAGCAGATGACGCTGGCTCTGGAATCCGGAGACATGGAAAAGCTGGCAGGCGTTGCTCAAAAGGTAGCGAGCTTGCCGATGCGGATAAAGGGCGCCGTTGAGCTGGTAGGAGCGCTGAAGAGTTTGGTCGAACTGGAGCGCAAGGTGTTTGGAATCGAGAGCCAACCGGCCGGGAATACAATCGAAGATCTCCTGGAGAAGCTCGATGCCTGCGATTGATGTGCTCCGCGAGCTCAGGAGAAACTATCCGCTCTACGCTTCGCAATACCTGCGGATTAAGGACAAGGACGGAAAAATTGTTCCACTCGCGCTGAACCGGGCACAGCAATATGTGCATGAGCAGATCGAGAACCAGTTGCGCGAGACCGGCCGGGTCCGGGTGCTGGTGCTTAAAGGTCGGCAGCAGGGGATTTCCACCTACACCGAAGGCCGACTTTACTGGAGAACGACGCTGAACGGGGGAAAGACGGCTTTTATCCTGACGCATGAGGACAAAGCAACGACCAATATTTTCGGTATGGCCAAGAACTACCACGACAACCTGCCGCCCGCCCTTCGCCCGCACACTGGAGCAAGCAACGCGAACGAACTGGTATTTGACCGGCTGAAAAGCAGGTATGCAGTCGGGACGGCTAGGACAACCGGGACAGGACGGAGTTTCACCGTTCACTATTTCCACGGGTCTGAAGCCGCGTTTTGGCTGAACGCCAAAGACCATCTGGCAGGCCTGGGGCAAACTGTCCCCGACCTGCCAGGAACCGAGATCATCATCGAGAGCACGGCGAACGGAATCGGGAATATGTTCCACACGATGACCATGCAGGCTATGCGCGGAGAAGGCGACTACCGGCTGATATTCGTTCCATGGTACTGGCAGCCGGAATACACCCGGGAAGTGCCGGAAGGCTGGTCGATGACCGAGGAAGAGCTTGAATACAAGGCCATTTACGATCTCACAGACGGCCAGATGGTATGGCGCCGGGCGAAGGTCGAGACGGATTTCCAGGGAGATTCGGGGCTGTTTGACCAGGAATACCCGGCAAGTATCGCTCTGGCGTTTCGGTCCTCAACACTTGGGAGCTACCTGGAGCTGCCGCTGATTGAAAAAGCGATGTCCACGGATATTCAGCCGGACGAACAGGCCCCGAAGATTATGGGGGTTGACCCGGCCGAGTACGGCGAGGATGCCTCCGCGATAGCCTGCCGACAAGGAAGGGTTGTGCTACCTATTGACCGTTACCGCAAGAAGGGAACGATGGAGATTGTTGGGCTGACTGCAATCAAGGCCGATGCCTGGAAGCCGGACGCTATCAATGTTGATTGTACCGGAATTGGCTCTGGGGTTGCCGACAGGCTCCTTGAACTCGGATACCCAGTGAACAGGGTCCATAACGGAGAAAGGGCTGTTGAAGAAGCCCTATATATCCGCCGTAAAGAAGAGATGTACGGCGCGTTCAAGAAGTGGCTCGAAGATTCTCCGTGCTCACTGCCAAACGATGAAGTGCTGAAGACCGACATGGTTGGGCCTACCTACAGTTACGATTCATCAAGGCGACTGGTAATGGAGAGCAAGGAGAAAATGAAAGCCCGCGGGATACCGTCTCCGGATAGCGCCGATGCTGTAGCCCTGACATTCGCCGTGAGGATAGCCGCGAGGAAGCAGCAACCCCGCCGCGCCCCAGCAAACTGGAGAGTCGCCTGATGTTTACCACCCTGACCAGGACCATGGACGAAAGCAAGGTGCCGGTGATCATCGACCAAGGCGCCGATGCAACACGGGCGAACTCTGACGCTCTGGCCAATGTCCTGGAAGAGATCCGGAACCAGCCGTCATGGCGTGGCCGGGCCGACAAGGAGATGGACTACAAGGATGGCAACCAACTGGATGCCGATATCCTGCAGCGCCAGCAGGCGATAGGGATACCGCCGGCCATCGAGCCGCTGATTGGCGCGACGATTGACGATATCCTGGGCATGGAGGCGAAGAACCGCACTGACTGGCAGGTGTTGCCGGATGGTGACGAGAGCGCTGAGGAAGTAGCCGAAGGGTTAAACCACAAGCTCAACAAGGCAGAAAAGAAATCGGGCGCGGATCATGCCTGCTCCGAAGCTTACGAAAGTCAGGTATCGGTTGGTATCGGTTGGGTTGAGGTTGCCAAAGAGCAGGACCCATTCAAATTCCCGTACCGGTGTGAGGCTGTCCACCGCAATGAAATCTGGTGGGATTGGACCGATAAGAGAAAAGACATTTCAGCGGCCCGCTGGCTATTGCGCCGGAAATGGTCCGATGTAGACATTGCCGCGCTCATGTTCCCTGACAAGGCGGAGCTTATCCGCCGGGTTGGCAATAACTGGGGCGGCACGGATATCACGGAGCTGATCAGCGAAGGCGGAACAAGTACCGACCTGGCCATGGAATACGAAGCAGAGCGCGGCTGGTCGGTCGAAGAGCAGGAATGGCGCGACCTGATGAACCGGCGCGTCTGTCTTTTTGAGCTGTGGTATCGTCAGTTCATGCGGGCGGAAATCCTGATGGCTCCTGGCGGAAGGGTAATCGAGTTCAACCGGAAAGACCAATGGCACATGGAAGCCGCACGGTTCGGGAAAGGCTACAAGGTTGTCGAGGCGGTGATCGGAAAGGTTCGGCTGGCGTGGTTCCTCGGGCCTCATTTGCTTATGGACATGCCTAGCCCTTACCGACATAACCGGTTCCCTTATATTCCGTTCTGGGGCAAGAAAGAGGACCGGACCGGCGTGCCTTATGGCCTGATTCGCGGCATGATGTACCTGCAGGACGAGATCAACGCCCGAATCAGCAAGATGCAGTGGGGCCTGGCCGCGGTTCGGACGATCCGGACGAAAGGTGCCGTGCTGATGGATGACGCGACTTTCCGGAACGAGGTTGCGCGGCCGGATGCGGATATCCTCCTGGACGCCCAGGCGATGCAGCAAAAGGGTATTTTCAAGATCGAGCGAGATTTCCAGTTGAGCGAGCAGCAGGCCCGCCGGCTGGAAGATGCCCGTGAAGCGATCAAGCGCGTTGGCCGGGTAACGGATGCCTTCACCGGAAACGATCCGAAAGGGCAGTCCGGCGTTGCGCTTTCTCAGTTGGTTGAGCAGTCGGTCCAATCCCTGGCCGACATGAACGACAATTTCCAGTACGGCCGGGCGCTGGTTGGAGATACCCTGTTGAGCCTGATCCTTGAGGACATGAAGGGCAACGAGGAATCAATCTTCATCGAGGGCGACACGATCCAGCAGGCCAAGACCATCAAGCTGAACGTCCCGACCGTGGACCAAATTACCGGAGTTGAATACCTGAACAACGACACGGAGCGCGTGAAGCTGAAGGTGGAACTGGCCGATGTGCCGACCACTCCGAGTTTCAGGACTCAGCAGCTCGCCAGTATCTCGGAAGTGTTCAAGTCGATGCCGGCGAACTTCCAAAGCGTGACCCTGCCCTATGTTCTGGACCTGATGACCATCCCGCACAAGAAAGAGATCATCGAGGCAATCAGGTCAATGAGCCAACAGGCTACGCCTGAACAGATCGAACAGCAGATCAAGGATGCAGTTGAGAAGGCGCTGGCCCTGAAGGGCTTTGAGGTCAAGAATCGGGAACTGGATATCAAAGAGCGCGAGACCGACGCCCGGATAAAGAAGCTGGTCCAGGAGACCGTGAGCCAGGCCATTGACGCCATCTACTCAGCCACGCAGGCCGGGAAAGAGATTGCGGTTGCGCCGGGTGTTGCACCGATTGCTGATCAGGTGTTGAGGTCGGCGGGGTTCGAGGACCAGGACCAAGCGCCGATAGTGGCCGGGCCTGCAGGAGTCGTGCCGGGCATTGCGCCCCCTGCTCCTCGGCAGAATACATCTCCGATGTTTCCACCAAGAGCGACGGAGCCGGGGACCCCTCCTCCTGGAATTCCCACCCCGGCTCCGGCCGCTCCCCTAGACGGCATGAACGCCGGAATAGAAGCGCAGGGGGTTGAGTGATGGCATTAGAAATATTCAGGAGAGGCGATATTGTCACGGTTGGGAGAGACCCCCGCTATTCTAATGACAAGTTCATTATTGGAAACGGGACGGAACAGCTTAGCCCGCTGAAACCGGGGCAACGGTTCAGAGTTATCGAGGATGGAACAATTGACAGCGTTGAGGTCGAGCAGATTGGTGACGTAGATTGGTACGGGACCGCTTACGCTGATGTAGACAGTTTCATCGTAGCGAATATTTGCCCACTCGACTGCGGCGGGACGATATGCGCACTGGCTAGGAACAGAAAGGGCGACAGGGAATCGTTTTACCTAATGTACAAAGGCCGAGAAGTACGGCCATTCAGGGGAAATTGAAGGGAGAGGGAAATGATTACGCGGAAATTTACAAAGTTTGTTGGACCTGATGTCAGCGAAGAGTCTGCATTGAATGTGGTTGCATGGAACGGACTTACACACGCAGTATTGCGTGGCAATGGCGACTTCGGGATTCTTGACGAGGTTGAAATAGAAATAAACGTGAGAAAAAAGGCAGCCAGCGGGGGATCGTGTGCCGAACAGCCGAAAGCCAGCCAGAACGATTACCTGTACTTGCTCGAAAAAATTGAAAACCTGAAGGATAATCGTGTCCCACGTCGCGAGTTTGAACAGTACAAGCACGACACGGAAATGCAGATCGAGCGGCTAAAGCATGTGGTCAGCACGCTGGAGGGTAAGGTCGAAAGAGAATCAATCCTTCCAAAAGGACCGCCGGCCCCGATCTTCATGGTTGACTGCTCGCAGATTGACCACGGGAAAAGAAAGGAAAAATTCGAGAAATGCAGAAAGAGAATGGCCGACCTATTGCCAGGGATAGAGGGCACAAGCCATTTCCGCATAGGTGTTGAGGCCGCCTTGGGAATCTTCCTTGAGGAATACGGAGACGGCCAGAAATGAAATACGACTACGAGTGCATCAAATGCCGCAAGGTAACGGAGCATGAGTGCAAGCTGGCCGACAAGCCAAAGAGCCTCGAATGCCCGGAGTGCAAAGGCACAGCCTGGCCGGTGATTTTGACCACAGTTTCAAACCACTTCCCGCAGGGAAGATGCAAGGGCGGCTATTTCCGTCCAAACTTTTAACAAGGAGTATGCAATGAAAAAGAATGTGTTTGGCCTGCGAGGAGTAGCCATTTTCGCGGCCCTGGTGCTGCTGGTTGCCGGGTTTTCTATTCCGGCCTTTGCCGACTACTGGGTAACTTATTCCGGGACCGGTGCGAAAGGACCGATCAGGATTGGCCAGGATGTTGAGTGGGCAACTGGTGATACCAAGATTGTCAGCGAAGAGGTGATCGGCTGGTACAACGAGAATTCTTCCGTCTTCACTGTGACCGAGGTTACGGCGACAGGAGCGGAACTGAACAAGCTGGACGGGTTCACTGGGGCTTATACCGATCTGAACGTGATCGATATCACCACCCTTGGAACGGCCCAGGCCAGTAAGGCGCTCAGTTCCGACGCCAACCTAGACACCACCACAGTACGAAACTTCACCGCGACCGGAACGGTGCAGGCCGAGCAACTGACCAGTACCGATGATATCACAGCCACTGATCTGGTGCAGGGCGCAGATGTCACCGCAACCGACGACGTGACGGCAGGAGACGACCTGACCGTTGTCGGTGCCGCTGCCATAGGCGAGACGCTGACCGTGACCGGAGCCGTGTCTACAAGCAATGATGTTACGGTTGCCTCGGAGGCTACCGGCGGCAATGCCGGTGCCAGGAATAAGATCGTCGGCCTGCCCGGGCTCAAACTGAAGTCCATGGGCACGATGGTAAACGGGACCACGGAGACCATCGCCTATATCGACGCCACCCCAACCGGCGAATGGGCGGAAGTGGATGCCGGGACGAACGTGGCCATTACCGCAGACACCACCTATTACCGGGATGTGACCAACTCGGTCAAAATCGCCTTCGGCGCCACTGCTGTTGAGAATGACGGAGTGGACGGGACCATTACCCAGGACGACCTGAGCGGTAATGGCCACGTAGGATTTTGGTTGATGACTGACAAGGCCACGGCTTCCGGCGACCTGGATTTGACCATTGATGACACCGACGGAACAGATCAAGCTTATGTTCTTCCGGCCACCGCTGCCGGCGTGTGGGAGTGGGTCGAACTGGATGTCTCCGGGTGTGATGCCAACTGTAACACTGCCGACGGTATCCAAGTCCTGTTGACTGCGCAGGGGGCTGCCGCTTTCGGCGTGGCCACCGGCGAGACGCTGAATGTCTATCTGGACGCTATGTACAAGTGGGATGCGGACAATGAAGAGGCCCTCGGGTCCGCCATCGTTCAAGATGGTGTCTTGTCTGTCGCCAAGGTTGTTGTGGCGCAGGACCAGGTAAACACGCCTGTTGATCTGGCCGAGTACACCGACTATTTCGTGCATTACGAGAGCGGAGTTGACTTCATCGTGACGGTTTCCGATCAGTCGGCCGCCGCCGGTATCGCCTTGATCGCTACCGAGTAATGAAGGAAGTAGAGGCCCGCCAGCTCGCGGCAGAGATCCGGGAGCTGTGCAAGAAACATGGGGTTTGGCTCATCATCGAGGAAGAGCACAAGCCCGCCCTGGCCATGATCAGGGTCAAGGAAATCAGTATCAAGGTGGACAAGTAGCCATGGCCCTGAAGAAGGTAAGCATAAAGGGCGAATCGATATTTGTTGGGCAGGGATATGGGCCTACAGTGCGAATATCCGTGCCGGCAAATTCAGAATACGATTTCAAGAGAAAGGAAACCTTTATCGACCTTCCCCTTATGGACAAGGAGGACCTCGAAAACTGGATATCCGCGCTGATGGAAATGAGGGTACTGTTTGAGGAAACATCATGACTTAGCTTGACATGACATAACTATAACCGGACGACCACCAAATAGGGGCGGCGGATTCTCACTCCACACGGAGAGGAATCTTGCCGCCCTTTTTTTTATTGTACCGAGACACCCTAGCGGAAGCAGCCCCGGGCGAGATCGGGGAAGGGGTAAATCAAAATAAATTGCGGCTACAGGCGAGATTGTAGCAGGAGGCAAAGGATGGCAACAGCAGCAGAGTTTTTGGAGCAGAACCAGCAGGACGGGATGATCTCCCCCGAAAAGATGGAAGAACTTCTTTCAGGAGGCTTTGAATTTGAAGGCCACGGGAAAGACCCTGACGCCAAGGATGAGCCGGAAGTGAAGGCCGAGTCTGAAAAGGCAGCGCCGGAAGCGGCGGAAGAGCCGGAAGCAAAGCCGGTGATCATGGCCAAGGATGGAGTCCATACCATCGAGTACGAGAAACTGGAGGAAGCCCGCCAGGAAGCGCAAGAGGCGAAAGCCCAACTCGCAGCCCTGACGCAGCAGAATCAGGAGATGGCCGGAAAGTTGGCAACGCTCGAAGAACAGTTTGCCGCGGCACAGAAGGTCGATGTCAAGACCGGGACCGACGACGCAACCAGGCAGCTTATTGAAGAGGCCCGGGAGATGGAGCCGGAGTTGGTCAAGGCGTTTGAAGCGATGCAGGCGGCCGAAAGGGCGACCTACAAAGCCGAACTGGACGCCCGCGACCAGAAGATTGCTGCACTGACCACGAAGGTCGAGTCCGAACTGGAGCCGATCAAGGCGGCCAAGCAGGGGTTGGATGTTGAGAAGCATTTCTCTTCCATCCGCCAGGATGTTCCTGAGTTCGACGCGATCATGGCCGGCGAGGACCTGGCCAAGTTTGTCGAGAGTAAGCCGTCCTTTGTACGCAACGGATATGTCGACGTGCTGCAGCGCGGCACAGCGGCGCAGGTAGTAGAGCTGATGAACGACTTCAAGGGGTCGACCTTTTACAAGCCGCCCGCAGGCGAGACAGCGGGAAAGGTAAAGCCTGAGAAGGAGATAGAGGTAAAGAAGTCCCCTCCTGTCAGCCTGTCAGAGATGCCGGCCGGGACCCAGGCGCACGGCGACCCCGCCGACGCCCTGGCGAACAGTTCCGGAATCGGAATCCTGTCGGCGCTGGAGGGTAAATCCAAAGAAGAAGTAGACCGGCTCGTTAACCGGGCACTCCGGATGAAGGTGTAACCCACCACAAAATCAAGAGGTAAGAACCATGACTCATATCCCTTCAGGCAGCGCGCTGGCCAACACCATCAAAAGCGCCGGCCTTTTCGTAAACTGTATGCAGCGGCCCACCCTGATGAACAGGCTGGCCGGACCGATGCCCCTCCAGAAGGACGCCGAGGGCCACCTGCGCCTGCAGTCGTCCACAGATTACCCCATCGTTCGTTGCCGGGACCTGTCAAAGAAGGCCACCGATGAAATTTCCTTCGACCTGTTCAACATCATCGGCGGGAAGCCGGCGATGGGCGACACGAAGATCGAGGGTTACGGCGAGGCCATGACCGGGACCACCGACTCGCTGAAGATCAACCAGTACCGCAAGGCAATCACCGCCGGCGGGAAAATGACCCAGCAGCGGACCCCATGGGAGCTTGACAAACTGGCCAAGGCGCAGGCGGAAAGCTACATGATGCGCCTGAACGACCAGCTTCCCCTGGTCCACCTGGCCGGTGCCCGTGGTGATGCGTACAGCATTGAGTGGGCAATCCCGCTCGCTTCTGATCCCGACTTCGCTTCGATCCTGATCAATACCCTCCGTGCCCCGACCCGCAACCGGCATTTCATGTCTACCGGTTCCGGCATTGAGCAGATCGCGGCCGGCGGCAATGAAATCACCATTGCCACAACCGACGTGATGAACACGGACGTGCTGGACGAGATCCGGATGTATGTGGATGGCATGTCCCTCCCCATGCCCCCGGTGAAATTTGACGGCGACTCGGCGGCGGAAGACTCTCCCCTGCGTGTGCTCATGGTATCGAGCGAGCAGTACGGAAGCATCAAGAGGTCAACCAACTTCAGGGCACTGCAGGCGCAGGCATATGCTCGCGCCTCCCAGGCGAAGAACCACCCGCTTTTCTTGGGTGATGCGGCGATGTGGGAAAACATCTTGATCGTCAGGATGCCCAAGCCCATCCGCTTCAACTCCGGGACCGCTATCAACTGGTGTGCACTGACAACCTCGACCACCGAGACCACCACCGACCTCGTGCCGGCAGCGTTCAGCACCACGCACGCTGTTGACCGGGCGCTGCTGCTTGGCGGCCAGGCATTGGCCCAGGCGTTCGGAAAGGACACCAGGACCTCCAACCCGTTCTTCTGGTCTGAGAAGTGGCTGGATCATGACAACGAGTTCGAGGTCGCCATCGGCATGGTCGCTGGTAACAGCAAGATCCGCTTCCTGGTCGATCACGGCGATTCGTCCCAGTACACGGACTACGGTGTCATGGCCATTGACTCGGCCATCGCCCTGGCTGGTCGGTAATAAAAACAGGGCGGTCCTTATGACGCCCTGAAATTTCAACCTCAAGAGGTACACAAAATGGCAACTGCTACCAAAAAATATCTCCGCCAGGCTTTGATCAAGAGCGGAGGGGCATACGGCAACCTGTCGGTTCTGCCGTTTAAGTTCGAAACCACCGCCGCCGGGATCTGCACTGATTCCGACCTGACAACCGCTGTTGTGAATGGGACCGTTGTACGGCTCGGCATCCTGCCGGCCGGCGCGACCCTGTATGACGGGAACCTGATCGTCAGCAACGCAACCACCAACGCCTGCACGATGAAGGTCGGTTTTCAGTATGTGGACGGCGTTGATTCTTCTGCCGTGCCCCAGGATGACGACTTCTTCCTGGCGGCATCCGCGATCAATGCCACCGGCCTGACCAGGAAATCGGCCGGCTTTGCTCCGGTGAAACTGCCGAAAGAGGCTTACCTGATCGGCACCGTTGAAGGCGCTGATATTGGCGATGCGAGCGCGTTGGAGTTCGACGTGATTTGCAACCTGGCAGGCCCGGCGTAAGCAAGAAGCGGCCTGGACGACCAATCCTGCGGGGGAATAACTCTCCCGCAGGATTTTAACCAAAACGGGGAGGTAAGTCAGTGCAACGAAAAGCGATAGCGATGATCTGTCACAGCGCGATTATGGCGCTCCGGTCCGTCCGGGGAATGGATGTCAAGGCGTGGGATAAAGAGCCGGCCGACAAGCAGGAAAGGTATGTCGCCGGGGTCAACGAGGAGGCGGAAGGCAATCTCCCAACCCTTGAGGAAAGCCACGACTCATGGCGGGCCAGGCTGCCGGAAGAACACCCGGAAAAGGGCATCACCTGGGACCAGCTTGACGACCCGGAAAAGGCGGAGCGGGCCATCTTCTCCTACGTTGTCGCAGCCTGCAACAAGGTCCAGGGCGCCGTGACCATCGTCAAAGACACCGAAAACAACGAGATTCCGACCGAAGCGGTCAAGTACATCGGCCACCGCGCTTCTTACCGGGACGGCGTGTATGGCACGAATATCACCTGGCAGAAGGGCGAGACGATTCTTGTCCAGGCCAGCAAGGCGCACCTGATGTTTCGGCATAAGGATGTCTGGGTGATGGGCGACAAGGCCGACGCTAGGGCACCGGACGTTGACCCGCTCGCCACCGACAAAGAACAGCGTGCCCAAGAAGACAGGATCCAGGACGCCCGCGACCAGCTTACCAGGATGGACAAGGACGCCATGGTTAAGTTTGCCACCCATTATTTCCCCGGGCAGAAGTTCCACCCAAACCTCGGGCCGGAGAAAATGCGGGCGCAGCTTGACAAGATGATCGACCAGTTTGGGCTCATCTGATGGCAAGCGCAACCCTGCTTGCACTGTTCAGGACCCTGGCGACGGATACCGTTGCGCCGTATTTCACTTCGGACGTGCAGGGCTACGCCTGGCTGGCCGAGGCCGAGAAAGAGGCGGCGATACGAAAGCGGCTCCTGCGCGACAGCCGGACCATTGAACTTTCAACTCCGGCGGCGCCAACTCTGACTGCGACCACCGGGACCATGCCGGCGACGACCTACTCTTACAAGATTGTCGCCTACAACGATCTGGGCGTAACTCTTCCGTCAACGGCCGCAACCATAGCAGCCGGGGCAAGCTCGGGCGTGGTCATTACCTGGACCGCTGTCACCGGCGCCATTGGCTACAAGGTATATGGCCGGACATCGGCCGGGCCGGAAAAGCTGATGGCCACCGTGGACGAGGGAACACTGACCTGGACGGATACCGGGAGCGTGACGCCGGCCGGGGCATTGCCGACGGCGAACACAACCGCGGATGTTGTCAAGATCGATGTCACCAGTGGCCGGGCACACTATCCCTACCATGCGTCCATATTTGATGTCGAGTACGCCTATCTGACGGACGGCACGACTCGGTATGCGCTGGATATCAAGTCTCAGGGCTTGGAGACTCAGGACAACTCGATCTGGCGCGAAGAGACCGGGACGCCTACCGCAGTCTTCTTCAACAAGAACCACACCCTGCAGTTCAACAAGATCCCGGACGCGGACCTGACCCTCTACATGGAGGTGTACCGGAAACCGTTCTACGCGATCAGCAGTTCGGTTGAGCCGGAAATCAGCGCCTTTCACCACGAGCGGCTGATCGACTGGGTACTCTATCGCCATTACCTGAACCGCGATGCGGACGTTTACAACCCGGACAAGGCGAAGGGCCACAACCAGGCATTCGCCAACTACTTCGGCGGCGAGGTTGACGCGGACCTTCGCATGGACACCAGAGTTCCGCAGCGGAACAAGATATGTCTATGACGAAACCAGTCACCATCTACGCGGGCGCTGCTGGGGGGGATAACGCCCACCGCGAAGATGATATCGGGTTCAACTCTGACACCGGAGTAACGGCGCTGGCCAAGGGCGTCAATGTCGTGATCGAGAGTTCCGGCAAGGGCCGGCCGCGCTGTCGCCGGGCCAATGGATATTCTGAGCTGTTCGCCGGGGCCTATCATTCCGGGTTCCGCGATACCGGGGACGCCTTTGTGGCCAAGGGGACGTTGCTCTACCGGTTCAAGCGCGAAAGGACGCTGCAACTCATAGTCTCCGGGTTGACCGGTGCGCGACTCTGCTACGCGCAACACGGTGAGCGGACATTCTACGGGAATGGGACGCAGGGCGGGGTTATCGAAGGCGGGGTAGCTTCATCCTGGCCGACAGATTCTTACCTTGGCATGGATACCGTCCGGGCCTATTCAGGCGCACCGGTTCCAGGGAAAATGTGCATCCACGGGGGCCGGATCAACATTGTGACGCCATCAGACCCGAATACCATATATGGCTCAGAATACGGCATGTTCAACACCTTCTTCAAGGCGGAGAACCACCAGAATTTTGAATCGAGGGTAATCATGATGGTTGAGGTGGAGACCGGCATGTTTGTCTCTACCGAACACCACACATGGTTCATGCAGGGACAGGGCGCTTTGCGGGACATGAAGCTGTTCAACAAGGATGTCGGGCCGGCCTTTGAATGGTCGGAATGGCACCAGAAAGTAGCTGTTGCGGACCTTGGCCTGCCAGGCGGCGGATACTGCCGGCTCTGGCGTGGAAAGACCGGGGCAATGGTCGGCTTTGCTGACGGAAGTATTGCGAATTTGACAGACAAGATGATCGACACGAATTGCGGGGGCCTTGGGGCGTCGTGCTACATGAAACCCCATTTCATTCATTCAGTAGGATAGGAGAAAAGGATATGTGGAATTTAAGCACTGGCGCCAAGCTAGCCCTCCTGGGCCTTGAGTCTGTTAAGAAGCTCCAGAAAACAGCGGTAACTCTCGCTTTTCAAGACGGAACCGGGACAGGCGGCCGAGACAGGATTTTCGATTCTGCGAACGGGCTTGCCGGGTTTGCCGACTATGTTCATGACTATGTCGGAGTCGGCGGGAGCACCAGCAATAACTTTTGCCCGAAGATACTGGCGGCGGCTGCCGGTTATATCGAGGTTCCGGCCGGAACATTCTCGACCGAGGCTGAAGGGGACCAGGTTATCCTCAGCGTTCACCGCGGCGGATCGTTCCAGGAAGTATTCAGAAACTCGGTCCTGCACCTGTTCGCCGTATCGCGGCCAGCTGACGCTGACACCACGGAAGGGGCAAGCCCGCTGGTCATCATCACGAAAGATGGCGGGGCCTTTGTCTCCGGCTCACCGACGAACGGGATCAACTTCACCGTCGATGTGGACGGGAACGTGGTCATTACCACCGACCCAGCCACCGATGCAGATATGGTCCTGAAGGGCCTGGGTCTGGTTGCAGGAGACGCCTTGTTCGGTCGGCTCTATGCCAATACGGTTGTCACCGGGAACAGCACAAGCGCCGTCCGGGCAGACGGCAGGGTTGGCCTGTCCGGGGTCGAGATAAACATGAGCGCCGGAGTAGGTATCACCGTCGGCGTTTATGCAACCGTTACCGATGTCGAAATGTACGTTTAAGGGGTGTGCCATGAAAGTATTTGAGAAACTCGGGATTATTCTCGCTCTGTTGGTCTTGACATGCGGGACAGCAAGCGCAACCGTCATCCTTTCCAAGCAGACGGCGGAAGACCTTGCCGGAGGCCGGGCAGTCGTCAATGTTGTTATCCAGGCTGCGACCATTGCTTATGTTGACGGCGGTGCCGGGAACGACCAGATCCACGACTCAGCGAGCGGGCTGGCCGTGTTCCATATTGGGGACAAGGTAACGGTCGATGGATCAACCAGTAATGACGGAACTTACGAAATTCTTGACGTTTCTGCGACAGATCTTGATGTCGGTACCGGGCTCTTAACAACCGAAGCGGAAGGTGACGCGACAGCCCTTGCCTCTGCCCGGGGAATGAGCCTGTCTGACATCTTCCGGCGCGGGGTGATCAGGATCTATTCCGGGGCACAACCTGCTTCACCGGAAACAGTTGAGTCCGGGACCCTGCTTTTGGAGATCAGCGAGAGTTCCGGCGCATTTACCGGCGGGGCAGATGCCAACGGCCTATTGTTCGATGACGTGACCTGCGGGGCCGCTTCCTGTTCTGTCGCCAAGATGGTCAGCCAGGTATGGAGCGATGCCGGTCTTGATACCGGAACAGCCGCGTGGGGGAGACTGTATGACAACGCCTTCGACACTGGAGCCGATGCTGGCGAGGCGTACCGGAGGATTGACTTTTCGGTAGGAGTTGCTGGAGACTTGGTGATGTCCCCGTCTGTTACCACCGGTGTCACCAAAACCATTGACGAATTCACCTTGACAGTGCCATTGCAGTAATCAAGTACCATGGCAGACTATATTCCTCAGTACCCGCCGGCACATAGTACAACCTATGTAAAGGCGACGAGTGTATACAATGCGACGTATTATTCTGCTCATTTTGGAACAGATCCTGGATTGCCACTTACAGGTACTTGGCAGTATAATGAATGGAAATCTGCAAATTTTCTGGCAACGTATGAACAAAAATTCAATGTCGATCTGGGGTCTGCAAAGACTATAACGAGGATACGGCTCGACAATGCTCATGAATCAGGAGCCAATACTAATCGTGGCATTAAGAATTTTTCTGTTTACGGGTCTAACTCATCTACAGCCTTTGATAACACTACATACTCAGACACAACCGATCTAACATTACTTGATTCTTTTACAGCGGCCGAGCACGCCGCAGCAGACACGGCCGATCCGCAATATTTCGTATTGGGCACTACCGGATCGTTTCGGTATTACATCCTTCGTATTGCAGACGCATATATTACCTATGCAAATGCTGGCTTCAGGCATATCGAGTTTGAGGCGACTGTTCCGATAGTTGGCGATCTTGATATTAATTCGGTAGGCATCGGTGGAATAGCGAGCGGATTCGGAGGCGTCACCCTTTCCCCGGTTGTCGCGGAAGGTGATGGAGGCGCGACAGGTGGAATAACTCTAGGGGGCCTATCTGCATCAGGAGAAGGAGAGGTAGGGTCGCTCCTCGAAGTCACCGGCCAGTTGTTCCAGTTGCAGGGCGGAATTTCTCTCAACACCGAGTCTGTTGCAGAACTGTCCGGGAAGCTCTTTGAACTCAAGGGCGGGTTCCAGATCGACGAGATCGAGCTCACCGGCCAACTGTTCGAGCTGAAGGGCGGCTTTTCTATTGAGCGGTCAATCGAGGCCGAACTTTCCGGGAAACTGTTCGAGTTGCAGGGCGGGATTGATGTAGTTGTCGATGCACTGGTTGAACTTGGCGGCCAGTTGTTTGAATTGCAGGGCGGGATGGATGCCGAAACATCCATACCGTTCGAGCTCGGCGGCCAACTCTTTGAACTGAAAGGCACCATGACCGCGGTTGCCGAAGAGCCGGAAGTTGAATTGTCCGGCCAGCTCTTTGAATTGAAAGGCGGGTTCACCTTCGCCGGGGCCGGAGAATGTTCCGGAGTGCTCTCCTATTCCCCGGGCGCCTCGTGTTAAATGGCCTACCGGAAGATACCCCGCAGGCTGATCACCGACAGGGGGGCGCCTATCAGCAGGGCGCTTGCCCACCTGGCAGATATCGAGCTTGCCAAGGTTGAAAATGAGCTTCGACTTTCACAGGCTCAGTTTTCGGAGGTCCAGCAGCTTCGCCGTACAAGGAATTTTGGCAATGCGACCATTGAGTGCTTCGCCGGATTTGGCGAGGCTTGGGCGAAGGTTACCTTCCCTGGAGGAGCGGGCGGGGAGAAGGTTAAGAAGCCAAGAAGGGAATGCTTCTGCCTTCCATGTTTCGCGATGGGTTTTGTCACGGCTGTTTATTATGACGACCCGTGCAGTTCCTACACTGTGGAGATCTGCCAGAAAACGACAGAGACTCCAGACCAGATCGGAGAATACGTCGAAGTCGGCAACGTCCTCGCCCTCGATTACGCGATTTACGAAGTTGGGCAGCCAGTGCTTGTATCCATCGTTCCCTGCTCTTCCGGGCCTTCGTGTGGCTGTTCTACAGGAGTCTCTATGTGCGAAATTACGACAGTGTTTCCGCTCCCGTGCAGCCTGATGATCGTTCCGCTTCATCTCAATGGACCTGATGGGTATTTGAGAATACCGAAATGGAAGACGGTTGAAGACCGTTGGGGGGCGCTGTATTGAGCATAGTTTACCCGCCAAAGGATACAGGAGGAAACTACGGCACTGCGTCCTACGGCGTAGAACTCAGAGATTTGAAATACTGCTGCCCTGAGCAAGCTACAGTTGTCGGAGTGAACTATGAGGCCAATACTATTGATATTGAGCTTGTCTCCGATTCCACGTCCTTTACCGGGGTCAAGTATCTTTGCCATACCGACATAGATTATTACTCTTACCTTACGAACGGGCTTGAAATTCCTGACGCTCCAACTGAGGTTTTCAGCCACACCTCGCACTGCTTCATGAAAATAGACGGCGACAATACAGTAATCGCCATGGTGGTTCGCCTCCCCGCGGAACTTGGCGGCGATGTTTCATGCACTGTGGCGATTCCCTACCGAACCGACACCATTGATCCGTGCAAGGGCGAAACCTATTGGGCGTATTATTTTTTCTACGCGCATCTGTATGTGCGAACCGGGGTATTCGAGACAAAGATAATCATCTACGACAGGTTCAGGAACAAACTTGCTGATATCGTGAATAACGCAGGGACAGGTCTTGTCACATTTCCCTGTGACTATTCTGATCTGTCTTCGTGGATGGCGCGGCCGGATACAGAGAAAGTCTCCGAAACAGCCATGACAAGCTACGAGGTTGATCTTGTGCAATATGGGCAGCCACCAAGCACGGACCCAGCCTCAGAATTGTGGTGGGAAACTACCTATAACGATAGCGATTCAGATCTGAATATCGTTTGCGACCCAGTTTCGTGCGCCAATCCCTGCTGGGTGACGGAGACTACAGTTTCGTGGTCGGAGCGTACCCGAACCCCGAAAGCGGGGACATATAGCCCGGACGGAGTTACGTATTATACCAAGGATACGTATGGCAGCTACCGGCAACGATATGATGCGATTTATATCAAAAAAGGGTGGGCGAATGTTTACGGGATAATTTCAGATTACGAAGTATGGGATGGCCGGACCTATACCTGGAGTACAACAATGGGATGCTGTCCGCACACTCCGGCACTTGACTACAACTATGTAGCCTATAGTTTCCTTGGAATAGAGATGGCATCTCTCAGGACCAAGCAGAACATAGAAAGAAGTGTAGTATGGGGTGACCACTACAATCAGGACTGGCTCGGAAGCATACACGATGGGACACGCAGCGAGACAGACACTTCAATATATACTCTGACATACGAGTCGAATGTGGTTGACCATAATTTCTCATATACAGACACTAGCGTAGCAAACTGGACGTATGGCCCAAGCGGTCTTGATTCTTATTCGCTGGTGCAGGATTCTTCATCTATTACAGAGCAAGTTGCAGCGGGGTGGTTCAAAGGGGCGATAACAACTGACGGTGATTCAGCAGTGTTGTTCTTATCTTATGCAGTTGCATTCTTGCATTTTCCTATATACAGGACACATACCCATACAGTAAGCGACTATTACGGTGTAATATCCCAAGACATTGACTATAATTTTTATGTCGATTTTGTCTTATACGATGCATTTGACTACACGCTGGCCCCGAAAGTTGACCTGCCGCCGCTGATGAGCAATGGCCCGGCAGAGTTGACAAACTTGATGCAGGATCTTCTGGAGGGCAGGTTTGAAGGTGACGACGGCACAATAGGGGCTTCGTATTTCGATTCTCCGGAAATATGGATAGCAAAATTTGATAATAGAATACGTTCATTTTAGCAACTAAATATTTGGTATTTCGCTGTTATTGTGATATAATGCGAGCAGGATAAAGAGAAAATGCAGACCCTCATAACAAACATCGAAGTCGGGGAAATGGGATCGAAGGCGACGACCCAGCGGACGGGCTTCTCGTTCAACTCGTTCTTCGAGATGGACGGGTCGTTCTTCGGGTGTTCCGACGACATGCTTGCGCTGATGGGCGGCGATACTGACGATGGCGTGGATATCGACGCCTACCTGGCCGTTGGCGCAACCGACATGGGCATAGGCCGACCGATCCGGCTGGAATATCTCTACGCCTCCCTGGAGACGGACGGGACATTGTACATCAAGACGACTCCGAACATGGACGCGACACGGGCGGTGACCATTGAGTTCACCCCTTCAGCGGCCGAATATCACCGGCACCGGGAGAAGTTGGGCGAGGGCGATATTGCCGTGCTGTGGGGCTTTGAGTTCGGGAATGTGGATGGTGCTGATTTCTCCCTGTCAATGATGGAGATTTTGCCCATCGTCAAAGATGCACGGATGACCAGGTATTAAGGTGACAGCATGAGCGACGGGAACGGGACATACGTTGATGTACAGGACGGCAGCGTAGAAGATGTCGATTACGGGTGGGTAGCCGGAAGGCAGCTTTTCGGGGATACCTGGACGGCTGCGCTCGGGACCATAGCAGAGCAAAAAGCGGAGCTGACAACGGCCATCGAGGAAATGGATGAACTGATGCTCACCCAGCTCCCGGCCAACTATCGCACGGTCCTTGATAATGTCACCATCGACACTGTTGACCCGATCACCGATACCACCGGACGGCCGGTCAAGCCGGTCCTGAACCTTCCTGACGAATGGCCAGATGCCGGAGATATCCCGATTCTTGGATACCTTCGCCCTGTTCCGCAGCAAGATTTGACCTACACCAAGCCGACCGTTCCGGCGGACCCGGGCGGAGGGCTGAACTGGACGGCCGGAGCCTACACGTCCACGATCCTGGACCCGTTCTTTAACGCCATCTACAACGGGATTGTGAACGGCGGGACCGCCATTGAGGCGTCAGTCATAACGGCGATGAAGGACCGGGCCAGGGCCGGGCTGAAGACTGTCAACGATGAGAACTGGCAAAAGGGGATTGACGTGGCCAGCACTTCTGGGTTCGGGTTCCCGGGTGGCGCGGCCGGTGCGGTCCTGACCACCATGGCCAACATTCGCGCCGACCAGGAAGAGAACCTGGAGCGCGATATCATCAAGATCGAGTTTGACCTCACCCACGCAACCAAGCTCTTTATGCTGGACAAGGGCCTTGCCCTGGAACAGCTTTTCCGGCAGTTCTTCAAAGACAATGAAGACCGGAGCCTGGATGCAAAGAAGGCCATGGCTCAGTATGTCCTGGACAAATACAAAGCTGCGGTCCAAATCTACATTGCCCAATGGGAAGGGGTCAAGGCCGAGATTCAGGCAAAGATTGCGGTTGTCGATCTGGTCCTGAAAGAAAACCAGATGATGCTGGAGAAGTTCAAAGCCCAGATGACCGCCTACACCGCGGAGATTGATCTTGTCGCCAAGAAGATCAGCGCCATTGTCGAGGGCTACCGGGGCGAAGTTGACGGCTACCGGGCCGAGATTGACGAGAGGGCGGCCTGGTGGCGGGCGCTGACCGACAAGCAGAAAGCGAAGATCGAGGCGAACCGGCTGGAACTGGAGAAGGCCATTGCTCAAGTCAAAGCCTTCATCGACGGGACCCTTTCTATGAATGGGCTGCGCGGAGAGCTTTCCAAGACCAAGGGCGGCTTGCTGGCACAGGTCCTCGCCTCCTGCCTTGGCGCATTCAATGCCTCTTTCAGCATTAACCAGTCCGGCAGCGAGAGCAAGAGCGAGACGCACAGTTTCAGCGCCGGTATCACTGAATCCAAAAACTACGACCTGTAGGAGAAGACCATGGCCCCACAGAAAAAGTACATCAAGGACAAGGACGGGAAAATGGTTGAAGTGCCTGATGGCGCGGCACCTGCGGTTAATCCTAATTCGGTGGCTGGCGCCGCGGTGAACCTCAAGGAAAGCGCTGTCCAGGGCGTAAAGGATTTTGCCTCCGTCGTGTCATCTCCAGCCGAGACGGCCAAGAGCCTTGGATCAAGGATAGTTGGCGATGTCAAGTCCATTCCGGCCGGCGCGGTAAATGCGGCGAAGAATTGGGCGAAGGAGGGTATCGCCATTGGCGACAAAGTTGGCGGCGTGTTGCCCTGGGCCGGGAAGACAGCAGAGGCGGTTGAGGCGGCGAAGGGCGCGACTGAGGCCGGCGGCATTCCAGCCGGTATCGGCGTCGGGCTGCGGAAAACCCCGGGCCTGGTTTTTGAGGCCGCGAAAGATACGGTTGGCGGGATCGTCAATGAAGATGTGCGGGCGGCGAATAGAGCAGTCGGCCAGGGAATCATTGATGTTGCATCAACTGCGGCTACCGGGAAGGTCAAACCGAAGGCAGAGAGCCCGCCGGCAGGGGCCGTAGCAGCAGAACCGCCGGCCGCTGAGAAAGAAGCAGCACAACCGGCGACCTCTACGCAACCATTACCGTTTCACGGCACCCCAACGGCCACGTCGGCCGAGAGTGACCCGATGGACGCGGACGGCAGCGCCGGGCAAGGAGGACCTCCACCGGCAACCGCACAGATTGGAAATTACCAGCAGAACGCCCAGGGCCAGCCGGAAACCAGGCGGTACAGGGACCCAAACACCGGAGACTATACCTATTCGCTCCCAGGCGGGAACATCACCGTCAAGGGCGGGGCGGAGAAGATCACCCGCGAGCCCGGCGAGCAGAACATGGGCGGGTACGGTGCCCGCCGGCCGGCCAAGACTGCAGGTTCGGGTGTTGCTTCTTCGACTGGCGGCTATGGCGCTTATGAGGACCAGAAGGCACGGCTGAAAGAATATCACGACAAGCTGTTCCAGCCGGTAGACGAGGCGAACAGGTACAAACCGACCGTCCAGACCAAGTTCCGGAATAAGGAAGACGAGGTTGCGGCCGAAAACGCCAGGCACATTGAAGAGCGGGCCGCGAAGAACGCCGCGCAAGTTGCGAAGGACAATGCCATCGCCGCGGCGCAGAATGAGGAAGTTTCCCGTAATCTCGCCATCCAGGCGCCGAGGATTGGCGTCATGCAGCAGGAACTTGTTGATCGGCAGGCGCAGACCGGAATTGATCAGCAGCGGGCAGACATTGAGGCCGGCCGGGCCGGGGTTGACCAGCAGAAGGTGCAGTCTGACATTGCCGAATCTCAGCTTACGGCGCAGGAAAAAGAAATGATGAATGCGGCCCGGGCCAAGGTGCAGGCAGCGACGACGCAGGAAGAGAAGGACGCCGCCGTACAGGAGCTTGCCGCATTGAGCGGGAACTTCCCTAAAACGAAAGATGTCAATCCCAGCTGGGCTTTTGTCCCGCCGGAGACGAACGCGGCCGGCGAGGTTGTCAAGGAAGGGTTCTACTATGACAAGAACAGCCCGACGAATCCGGGGAGAGAGAAGCGCGGCGGCGCTGATGCGGTAGCGGCAGCGGAGCAGGAACTTGGCGGCATGGGCGAAGACGTGGCGCAGCAGGCGGCGGCTATCAGGGCGCAGGTGAAGGCAGGAAAGCTGAAAAAGGCTGAAGCACTCAAACGACTCAAAGAATTGGGGCTGTAATGGGAATCGCTGAAGACTTACTGGCGGACGTACCGGATGAAGAGGGTGCCGTTGCTCCTTCCATAGCTGAAAGGCTGTTGGCCGATATCCCGGATGATGATGTCCCAGAAGGCGCCGTTCCTGAGCGTGGCTTCATGGGAGACGTTGCATCCCGCGCTGCACGCGGCATGGTTGGCCTTGCCGAGACCACGGCTCAGGCGGCCGATGTCTTTACCGGCGGGACGGAGATAACCAAGACTGCAAAGGATTTCTGGCGCGACCTCCCAGAGAAGGCTGATATCCTGAAGCCTGATGTATCGGAAGCGACCGGCCAGGAGGGTTTCGTCAAGCGCGGCGCCATGGGCGCGGTTGAGTCGGCCCCGGTATCGGCGGCGATTATCCCAGCGGCGATGGCCGGCGCGGCGGCCGGCAGTGTCGTCCCGGGCGTCGGGACAACGATTGGCGGATTTGTCGGCGGCACGCTTGGATTGATCGGACTCTTCGGCGCCGGCACCTATGGCAAACAGAAAGACGTTGCCATGGAGGAATTGAAAGCGGCCAGGCCGGATCTTGATGACAAGGCCCGCGAGGACATCGCCCACGAAAACGCCATGACCCACGCCTACGCCGAAACACTTGGCGAGGGAGCCGGGGACCTGGCGGCATACCTGATTTTCTCACGCCTTCCCGGTGGAACTGCAGCATACCGCGGCGGGAAGGAAATACTGAAGAACCTCGTCAACCCGAATTTCGTCAAGACCATCGGTAAGGGGTTCCTCAAGGACGTGCCTTTCGAGGTCGGTTCAGAGGTTGGGACCTCGTTCTTCCAGGCGGAAGCCGACAAGAAAGCTGGCATCCAGGGCATGAGCACCGGCCAGCAGATGTTGGAATCGATAATCCCGGCCATATTCCTGTCCGGTGGCATGGGAGTTGTGGTTGGTGGATATTCAGCCTATCAGCGGAAAAAGTCATACGATGGACTGAACCAAGGCACACCGGAAGAACGGGCAATGGCGGTGAACGCCGTCGCGTCAACCTTGTACGAAAGGGTAGGTGATGAGGCCATCGCAAATGACTGGCGCGACAAGGCCATGTCCTATGTCGTGTCCGGACAAAAGATCCCGCTCGACCAGGACCTCATCAACTTTGTTGCAGCCAGAGAGGCAGAGAACGGCGTCGATGGCAAGCCGGTCAAAACTGCAGAACCAGCCGGCCCGGTAACGCGAGCCGTAAACAGAGTAACCCCAACCACGGAGCAAGCAAATGTTCGGAGTATTCGAGAACAAGAAGAAAAAGCAGGCAGAGCAGGCGGCCGCGGCGAAGAGCAAGGCGGAACTGGACCAGTTGGAACAGTCAGTCAAATCAACGCAGCAGCGGGCGGACAAGATGAAGGCGGACTTCGGGATCGAGGACGTGGAGAAGTTACCCCCGCCGGCAGCCGGGCCGAAGCCGGTCAAGAAGGGGCCGCCGGAAGGAGTGGCGGAGAGCTTGAAACGGCTGATCAAGGCCAGAAACAAGGAAATGGAGCAGGCAAACAGGTAGACGAGTCCAAGCGCGGCCGGGACTGGGCGGACGGAAAATCTCAGTCCTTCGATGCGTCCCCATATTTCCAGGAGAATCTTGAGAGCCCGGAGACACGGGCGCTTGGCATGGAGCGCAAGGCGGCGGATAAGATCGCCCGGCTGAAGGAAAAGGGCCGGTACACCGATAAGGCCGGGAAGGTCACGGATAAGGCTTTGTTCTGGGAAGGTGCGCGGGCTAGGGCCAGGGAATTGGCGGCGGAGTCCAGGAAGAACAGCGTGTTCCAGGGCGCCGAGGACTTGCCGATTGAGCAGGGCCGGCCTGAACAGATTGACCCCGAGACCGGGGAGATCCTCCAGCAGGTTGCCGGCGACATCAACCGCAGCAAAGCGGACCCGAAGACCACGGCCGAAGTGCAGCAAATTGTCGAACGGATCAATCAGGCCACGCCAGAGCAGATTACCGCATACCAGGGGAGCATCGGTGAACGGTTCGAGGCTCGGCCTGACCTGAAGCCGTTTGAGAAGATTATCAGGGATGCGCTGGAGAAGAGGGCGGCGACGACTGCGCCCAGGGCGGCAGAGTCTATCGAAAATCGGGAGTCGGCGGCGGCCGGCCAGGAGGTGAACACTACCCCCTCGGAGCCGATGAAGGAGAGCGGAAATTACAAGAAGGCCCATGTCTCGGTTGACGGGCTCGACATTTCCATCGAAAATCCTATCGGCTCATTCCGTTCCGGGAAAGACAAAGGGGGCCGGGAGTGGCGACAGGAGATCAAGGCCGATTACGGTTATGTCAAAGGCACCGTCGGCCATGACAAAGACCATGTTGACATCTTCATCAAACCCGGATACCAGGGCGGCGCGAAGACCGTTCATGTCGTCAACCAAGTGAACAAGGACGGCTCTTTCGATGAGCACAAGGCGGTTCTCGGGGCGGCTTCTCCTGAAGAGGCGATGGAGATTTACAATTCCAACTATGAAGAAGGCTGGACCGGGGGCAAGAATGTTATCGAGATGCCGGCCGGCCGGTTCAAGCGGTGGGCGAAGTCCGGGAGGGCGAAGAAAGGTGAATTGACGGCGGCGCAGGCCGGGAAACAGCCGGCCACGGCAGCGCCCAAAGAATCCCCTGCCAAGTCGCAGGGTGCGGAGCAACCGGCCCCTCCCTCCCCGGTTGCTCCGGTTTTAAATGATATGGTGCGCGAGGCCGCAAGGTGGAAAGGCGCGGCACAGAAGGTTGCCGAGA